CCCTGCTCCATGCGCCGGTTCACGGCCGCTTCGATCACCAGCCACCGCGCTGACCTCCTGCGTGGTAAACTTCCTGAAAAAAAATCAACCGCGTGTGGAGACAATGATGTTACGCGTGGGAGCGGCTGACCTGGTGCCGCCTTTGGACCGCCCCCCGGGGGTCTGGGAATGCACGTTTTGTAGTGGAGCCGTGCATTCGCCCGTTCCGGCACCTGGACCTACGGGCTATGTAGCCCGCGCGGCTCCTACTGTGCGGGTGCGCCTGCGGAGCCTACATCGTCCTCCACTCCAGGACGTCATTCCTTCGTGTGGTGATCCGGTCGTACATGTACATCATCGGCGCGGGTTGCTGCGCCTGTCGGTTCAGCCCCACGTGCGTCGGGAACGGACGACCCGACAGCGGTGGGTGAGTGGCCCTCGCTTGAGGCTCGCTGCGGCTCGCGGATGCTCGAGCGTAGCACTCATATTATGAGAAGTCAAGGTCAAAGATGCTACCATTACCTTTCCGTGCCATAATGTTACCTTTTCGGGACCACTTTGTTACCGTTCGGTATACCACCGTTCAACTGAAGCCGTTATCTCTCACGCCCTGCGTCCGCAGGCTGATTATCGAGTTGGTACACCAATTGCTACCACTCTCAATCGCGTCCGGCAATAGGGCCGCCGCTGAAGGAGAAGGGGTAACAGTTCCGCCCCGCCCCGGGGCATGTACCGGGGCTCCCGCCCGCTCCCGGAGGGAGCGCGCGAGACTGGCGCGCCGGGACGCTCTCCCGGCAACGGCTCATCGGAGGCTACCCGATGGACGCCAAAACCCCACTGCGACGCTACATGGAATTGCTCGCGCAGGCGGATTGCTGCGACCGCCACGCCGTCGACCTGGAGCGGTGCGGCTGCGACCGGCTGGCGTCGTACGCCCGCGCGCGCGCGTGTCGGCTCACTGGCGAGGCGCTCGACCTGCACGACCAGATGCTCGCCGGGACCACCGGCGGGGGTGCGGCATGAGCCTACTCGCGCTTGTCCGTCTCAACTGGTCCGATTCGTCGGGGCGGACGTACCGTGTCCGACTCCCGCGTTACGCCGCATACGAGCTTGCCGAGGCGCTCGTGTCGCGCTGCGCAATTCCCGATGTAACCCTCGATCTTGGTAACAGACTCACGGTCTGCACCATCGAGCCGCAACATGGCGGCTTCCGTTGGATCGACCCCGCCAGCGGGCCGGTAGGGAGGATTGCATGACCTCGCCCGACGGACTCGTCACGCTCGCCCTGGATGACGCGCCGGCCGACGCGCGAGAGCACCTACAGGCGGCGGTTTACGCGCACGTGTGCCGCGAATGGCCGTGCGCGACGGCTGGCGAAAGGGAATGCATCCTAACCTCGCTTCTCCTGTCCGCCCGGTTCGTGATGGACGGCCAAGCCGGGACCGAGGACCACCGCGCCGCTCTCGAAACCCATTCGTGGAGGCTCGCAGCATGAGCGCCACTAACTACGCCGACAAGTGCGCCGCCACGAAAGCCCGGTACTTGGCCGTGGCGCGGGCGCGGTACGAAAACGCGCTACGGGTGTGGGTGCGTTCTGACGCCCGCGTCGAAATCTGTGAAGGCGGGTGCTTCGTCGCCGCGCTTGTGTGGATCGACAAAACCGAGGTGCCGTAGGAGATTCAGACCATGACTCCCGAATCCGCAACGTTCCACGGCGCGCCCGCCGTGTTCGACACCGCCGGAGCTTTCCGGCTGATTCACCTCGACAACCCGGACGCCGACACGCGCGCGCGCCGCATCGGGATGGTGTCCGACGGCTCGTACTTCGTCGACGACTGCCCCGTCTGCCGGGAACAGAAAGAGCGCGGCGGCGATGTCGTATTCGAGGCCGAGGAGGAATGGGACGAAATCGCCGACGAACCGCCGGACCTGCCCGAGCCGATCCCGTCGGGCCTGTGGACTCGAACCTACATCGACGCCGGCGCACCGTACGCCAACGCACGCGAGGAAATCCATGCGCTCTGCGCTGGCGTCGCGTTCTGCGGCCTGGAACTCATCGACGACCTGGCCGGAACCGAGAACCCCGAACGTTGGACGGGCTCGCTGTCGTACTTCGCCAAGGGCTTCGCGCGGTTCGCGCCCGCGCTGGCGGGAGTGGATCGGCTGGACCAGGTCGAATCCCGCAACCTAGGCGGCCTGTGCTTCCAGGTCCGGTCGTTCCTGGGATGGTTCGGCGAGGGTGCGCCCACGCTGGCGACCAAGTGCGCCGACCTCGACCGCACCTGTGCGCGCTTGGTCGATGCGCTCAAGCGCTTCGAGGATGAGGAGACCTCCAAGGCGGGGTAACGGCGTCCCATGCCTGCCGCCCGGGGGCGGAAACCGGACGGCAGTTTGAGACGCCGCGCGCCGTGCGCGGCACCCAACACCCATCGGAGGCTACCCGATGAAAACCAGACTCGGACCCCTGAATCGGACGCAGATGGCGGAGCGGCTCTTGGTCGCGGAGGCCCTGCGCTCCCTGCTCGCCCTGGGTGCCGCCGTGACCGTCACCCATCACACGGGATTCGTATGGGTGCGTGTGCAGGTGGGCACCGACTTCGACCGCACCCTGTCCGGCGACGGCATCCGCTCCGCCTTGGTCAACGCCCTGCTCGCCGTCCGCCCCGGACGCCAGGAGGCCGCATGAGAATCTTCCAGGAAGCAACGAGACTAGCCATGCAAAAAGTGCCGCGCGGCACCGTGGCGGCCCAGTCGCAGGCGTTCGGCCGAATTCACCGCGAACCACTCCTCTACGGACTGGACGGACTGCTCCGGTACGCCCTCGCGTACCGGATGCACTTTGGCTCTCCGCTCGCGGATGACAGCGTGCTCGGGCCGAGCTGGCTCCGGGCCGCGAAAGGCTTGCGTGGCCTGCTCAACGGGGATGGCGCGGCGGCTATGGAGCACGACCGCTCGACGGACTCGAAAGATAATGGTGCCTTGGAGGATATCTTTTGGGCCGCGATGGAAGCGGCAGGATTCGGCGAGGAGGCATCATGACCATTCTCATCGAAATCTGTTGCGACAACGCCGCATTCGAGAACGAACCCGGCCGCGAGATAGCACGCATCCTGTGTCGCCTCGCCTATGATTTCGGCAGGTGGGATGGGGCCGTCTATCCCGAGGTTCCGCAGCTCCGCGACATCAACGGCAACGCCGTAGGCAAAGTGACTTGGAGAACGGAGACATAGCGCACCCGACCGGACGCCCCGGCACAGCGGGACGCCCCATCGGTTGCATTTTGGAGGATCGACCGTGTACGTCATTCAACGCACCGACCAACGCAGAGGATTCGTCGCGCGCTCGGGAAGCGCGCGATCCTACACCAAGGATCTACGCCAAGCCCGCGTGTACACGACGCGAGAGCAGGCGGAGGCCGACCGATGCCCAGGGAACGAAATCGTTCGCTCCGTCAATTCCCTTTTGGAGGACCGACCGTGACACGCAAAGCCGCACCGCTTCCGCCCTGCCCGTTCAAGACGGGCGAGCGGGTCAGATGGACGACGAAGGACGAAGAGGGGACGGGTGCCGTGAGCTTGGTCGGCTGGCTTCCGTTCCCCGGATGCTGGAGCTTCGAAGTTCGGGACGACGCGACGGGCGAGACGGTCCGACCGAGGAGCTTGGAGATCCTCGACAACCCGACCGCCGGGACGGTTGCGCCGCCCGCGCCGGACAGTGAGCCCCCGGACGAGCACGGCGGGGAGCCGGAGGAGAAGCCGGAGCCCCGCGCGAAGGCAACCGCCAAGCGTGCCTCCGGCTCCAATTCGTGGGGCGCTCATCCGTGGAACCGGCGCGACTACTGCGCGTCGGCGTTCTGCGGGTCGGCCAAGGAGAGGCCCGGCCCGGACGGGGAAGGCTACTGCGCATTCCACGCCGACTTTCTGACCGACCTGGAGGAGAGCCGGAAAGCCAAGGCTGCGGCGAAGGGTAGCCGCAGAAAGGGGGCTGCATGACAGCGACCGAAATCAAGACCACGCTGGACGGGTTCTCCGGGACGGATGGCGAGTAACCGCGTCCGCTGCGCCGCCCCCGTGCGATGGGGACGGCACGGCAGGCTCGGAAAGGAGTCCCATGAAAACCCGATCACCGTCCCGCCGTCGCACGGCGACGATCACGGTCCGCTTGCCCATCGCCCTGCGAGAGGCCGTCCGCGCGCGCGCCACCACGAGAGGCCAGACCCTCAACGCCTGGCTCGTGCGCGAGCTGGCCGCGCTCGTGGGCTGGACGGCGCCCGAGGCCCTCGCGCCGATCGCCCCCCGAGAGGCCGACCTGGCCGGCGAGGGGAGGCCACGATGAGCAAGCGCAAGCCCTGGATCGTTAAGCGCCAAGACGTCCCCGAGCTCGACGACTTCCGCCGCCTGGAAGCCGCCGGAGAGGCCGACAGCGCCCGCAACCGCGCGCTCCTCGCGCTCCTCGCTCACTCCGGCCTGCGCCGCCGAGAGGCCAGCCGCCTGGACTGCCAAGACCTGCACCTCGCCGACCGCCCGCCCTACCTGATGGTCCGCGACGGAAAGGGCTCGAAGGATCGCCAGGTCCCGCTCGCCCAACACGTAGCCGACGACCTCCTTGTGTTTCTCGGTGCCCGCCGGCAGGGGCCCGTGTTCGTGTCCCGAGGCGGCGGGAGAGGCCGGAGAGGCTGTCGGCTGTCGGGCTCGCAGGTCTACCGCGTGGTCAAAGCGCTCGCCGCGCGCGCCGGCCTGCCCGATGTCCACCCCCACAGCCTGCGCCACCTCTACGCCACGACCCACATCCTCGCCGGCACCCCGCTCCACACCGTCAGCCAGTACCTCGGCCATGCCGGCATCGGGGTGACGAAGACCTACCTCCACACCCTCGACACGATGAATGCCGTCTACCCAGAACGCCAAGCGCAGGTCCTGCGCGACGGGCCGTCGATGTCCGACCTGCTCAAGGGCGGGGCAGCGCAGGCATCGACCGCGCCGTGACGATCCCGGGCTCTGGCGCCGCCGTCTGCTGCAGCGTCGGCACGATGACGGTGTGGACGCGGGCGACCTCGAGTAGCCCTCCAGCACCGATGGGCGACGGCGCGTTGGTCCTGACCGCGATCGCGCCGTCCACGCACGCCGCAGCCAAGACGAAATATGCTACCCTTTCGATCCTGCAGAACTCCGTCCCGTCAGGCCGGTAGACGATCACGCTGAACTCGGGCGGGAGCGGGAGTCCCATCGCGTCCTCCTCGTAGAAAAAAGGCCGCCCTTGCGAGCGGCCGAACGGCCTGGCACCACCGGGTTCCAGGGTGACGGTCAAGCCCGTCTGCAGGACCGGCTTCGACCTCCCCCACCGGGAGAGGCGGGCTTCCGCATTGCGGCTGCGCCGGACCCGAGTCCGCTGGATGTTACCATATTGATACTTTCTGGTTCAAGGCAATGTTGCGCTACGGTAACAAATCCTGTCGAGCGCCACAATGCCCCAGGATCAACGAGCCAGACGAGAAGGGAATTCCCCTACAACTCCCCCGTCAAGTCTCGGCTTTTCCCCGGTTCCCGTGCCCTGTGTCCCCCGAGCCGCCTCCGGTAGTCCGACACGGCCTGCCGACTGATCCCCAGCGCCCGGGCAACGGCGGCGTCAGGGTAGCGGCCAAACCCGGCCAGCCGGTAGCGCAGCGCCGTCGCCTTGTCCCGCCCCGGCGGACGGCCGGACCTTCCTTTGCGGCCCATCTTCACCCCCTGCCGGATCGCACGTCCTCGAACCGGCCGCAGGTCCGACGGAAAAACAGCTCCACCGTCTTGCGCACGCCCTGCGCCCAGCCCTCCAGCCGGTTCACGTCCTCGTCGGACGACAGCGGCGCCGATTGGTCGCGCAGGAATTTCGCGGTCTGTAGCGGCACCAGCGCCTACTCCATCAAACCAAGAAACTTATGAACACGCTTTCGCGGTTGATCGCCTTCAGGAGGAGCGGACCGTAGATCTTGGCCACCAATCTGTCAAGCGGCGTCAAAGGCGGCCTGCGCTTGCAGAGGAAACGCCCCGTCCGCCGGCTTCCGTGTAGTAGACCAGGACGCGCGGGGCCGTCCCCGTCACGTCCACGTAGATGCCCAGGGGCGACTCGACGAAATCGGCCCCCGGCGGCCCGATCCAGACGGCGGAGCCGTCCTGCGACCGCCCGGCCGCGATCGCGCGCCCGCTGCGGCCTCCCATTGTCCTCCCGATCGCACACTCACACGATTGCTTCACTCATTTACCAGAACCGGTGCGCCCATGCCTCCTGATAGGCTCTCTCCAATCTTGGATCATCGCCGTTTGCGCCGTCATCGGTTTCGATACCGCATGCCCTACGGCATATTCTTTCGCCCCTTCCCTCAAACTCAAACCCGATCTTCCCGCATTTAGGACACAGGCAAAATCGGTGGTCGCAATCCCAACACACTATCCTTTCACCGTCCCGAGGGCCGCTTTCCGCCACGTAAAAGTCCCAAACCGCAGCGGAACCCGACTCGATCATGGCGCAAGATTGCGGGAAAGGGCCATGCTGCAAGCCAACATCCTTCTCCGTCATCGCACACAATTCGCCACAGAACGCCGACTCCAAGGCGTTGGGCCTCTCCCACTTGATCTCGAACCACATTCCTCCACGCACGGTCGGCAGGAAGAAATCGGGGACATACCAGCCCGACGGAACCTGGAAACCTTCGGCCTCGTACTGCCAAGGAAGCCGAATGAGATCGAAGAACAGTGCCCATCGAGCTTCCAGCCGCGAGCGGAACTCGACGCCGGCATACGTCGTCGGGATGTTCTTGAGTTTCATGCGGTCTCCGTGAATCGTTCCTCGCCGGCGCGGTAGTAGAGCAGCACCTCGCCGGGAGGCCCATACCGGCTCGCCACCACCGAGAGGACCGTCGGCACGCTCGGCTGGACCGCCGGCGGTCCAGCCCGCGCTCTGTCCACCGCCTGATCCACGTCGCGTTGTCGCGTCGAGCGGGTGAGCACAACGAGACTGTCGCAATCGCTCGCCACGGCGGCGGTTCCGCGCGCCGCGTAGAGGCCCAACATCTTCGACGTGTCTTCCATTCGCGGCTGCGCGATCAGGAGCACGCACAGATCCAGCTCCATCGCCAGTTCTTTCAGGTACTTCGTGGCCGATGCCAGGATCGCGTGCTCGTTCTCCTCGCCACGGGATAGGTAGTGCAGGTTGTCGAGCACCATGAGCTTCGCGCCGAAGACCCGCCCAGCCGCCCGCATCTGCCGGTAGGCTTCCTCTGGCGAGCGCAGCGCCCCGAATCCCAGGTAAAGAGGCTTGTCGTCGAGAAAATCGCAGAGCAGGTCCATCTGAACATCGTTGATTTCGCCCCACGGCTTCTCGAAATGCTGCGCCGCGATGCGCTTGACGATCTCCGTGGGCGGCATTTCCAGGCACCAGAACACGCTCGGTCTACCCGCAATCGCGTTCGTAAAGGCGACCTGAAGCGCGGCCGTCGTCTTTCCGGTCTTTGGGTGTCCGACGAAGACGACCAGGTGTCCGTAGCCCAGCCGCAGAAATTGGCGCGCGTTCGACCACGGCACGGCGAGGTCCGCCGTTTGTGGCTCCTCCCGCTCCCTGCGCATCCGCTCGATCATGCCGCGCAGGATCTCGCCGACGTGCTTGACGCCGTCGATCTCGCACGGCTTGGCCGTCGTCACGCAGCCCCGCAGGGCTTCCGCACCCATGCCGACGAGAACCGCGTTGGCGTCCTTCGTCTCCCACTCGCGGTCGAAGTCGAGAACCCGGCACCTGTCCGGTCCCAGACGGCGGATCAGTTCCGCCAACGCCGCCCGCCCGGCCTCGTCCTGGTCGTAGTTGAGGACGACGTAGTCGAGCTTCGACAGGGCAACGATTTCCTCCGGCGCCGCCCCCTGCGGACTGGCAGCGCCGACGGAAACGGCGTTGGACACGCCGGCAGCGACCCAGGACGCCGCGTTGATCTCCCCCTCGCAGAGAATCGCCCACTTCTGGCCCACGAGCGCGCCGGCGTTGAACAGGCCCGCCGCGGACGATCCGATGCAGCGGAAGCGGTCGTCATGCGCAACCGCGGATCCGACGGCTCGGAGCTTGACGCTGGCGACCTTGCCGTCCCGCCAGCGCGGGAGCGCGACGTGTTTCGCGCCGGCGTGGACGTGAAGTCCGATCCCAAGGCCCCGAATCAGATCGGGGTTGGCCAGTCCGCGTTCGGTGAGGTAGGCCATCGCTAGGTCGTCGGCGAGCAGCGCGGACGAAGCGGCCTTCGCGTCGAAGCAGATCGGCGGCTTGGTCGCCGGACGCGGACCGAATGCGGATGCCGCGGCGACGGGCAGCGCCTGCCCAAACTTGGCCGCGAGTTCGGCGAGGTTGCCCTTGCGCCCGCAGGCGGCGTGGTAGCAAATCCAACCACCATGCTCGGCGTTGATCCAAAGTTTGCGCCGATGCCCGCAGAAGGGGCAGGCTTCGAGGATGAGCTGTGGCCCGTTCTGGCCTGTCGATAGCATGAACTGGACGCCGCTGCGCCGGAGGATTTCCGCGGCCATCATGAGTGACTCCCGGCCGGTCGGCCTTCAAGCTGCCGGATCTTGCGGTCCACGTCGTCTAACCCTATTGAGGCTGGTGATTTCGGTAAATGGATAAGTGCTTTGTTTGCGTGCCAAGACGGGCGACCGGGGTTGGCGCGGTGCCAGTTCAGGTATGCCATGGCCTCGATCCCGGCGGCGCGTGCGGCCCCGTAGTGACGGGCGAAGGCTTCGTAGCCGTCCGTCCCATGCGCCATCCGATACTCCTGGTAGGCGGCGACGTGGACCTGGTCGGCCCCCGGAGGGGGTTCTCTGCGATCCGGTAACGGTGATGCTTCCGGTATCTCGTGAGCATGCGCGCCGTTCGTCAGTAACGCGTTGCGTGACGCATTACGTGATATATCACGTGATGCGTCACCTGTTGCTGTTGCTGTTTCGGTAGACAGTAGTGGTGTATGGGGAGGAGGAGAAACGGCACCGAGAACCGCTTGCTGTTTCAGGCGCCATGTCTTCATGTACTCGGCATGCCGTGATCTCTTCGCCGGCAGCTTGGCAATTTCCTCGCCGTTGTGGTGCATCCAATCGTGAAGCGTGCAACCGTCGCCCTCGAGGAAACCGGCCTCAATGAGCGCGGCCGCGGCATGACACCGAGCGGCCAAGTCTATTTCGCCTGGGCGGAATCGCCCATCGCGACGGATGCGTCTGGCCCAAGACCAGATTCGCAGCAGCACGCGCGCAGCCCCGGGTCCAAGCCGCGCTTCAAGAACGTCCAACTTCGGATGATCGGCCAATGAGGCATCCACGCGGAACCATTCGTCACCCATGCCGACCTCCGGCGTGGCGATCCCCGCTCACCTGGCCCTGGCCCGGCGCTATTGCTCGACCGACTCCCCGAGGGAAGGCGGGTAGCGTCAAGCGCAGGGCCATGTGGCCGGGGATCATTGTTGAGATCTCGGGGAACAGGATTCAGTCGAGCACCGTCCATTCTACGGATTCGGTTGGGGGAGTCAAGGGCTTTCGTGCCGCGCCCGCCAGTGGTTGCACGCCAGGTCATGGTTTCATCTCCACCTGCGTCAGCACCCCAGCTTCCTCGACGATCCTTGCGCGCGCCATCTCGGCGTATTTCGGGTTGAGCTCGATGCCGATGCAGTCGCGGCCCAGCTTCGCCGCGACGACGCCGACCGTCCCCGTGCCGAAGAACGGATCGAGCACCGTCCCGCCCGGAGGACATCCGGCGGCGATGCAGGGATGGACGAGGGCCTCCGGGAACGCGGCGAAATGCTCTCGCCTCGTCGGTTGCGCTGGGATCGTCCACACGGTGCGTCGGTTGCGCATGAAACCGATCTCGCCATTTGCCTCGGCTTCGTTCCAACGCTCGTTGAGTCCGCTTGGTCGTCGGTCGCCGCTGCATTCGTTCTTCGCGCGCCCCTTGCCCGGGCCCCCGTCCCGACGGAGCTTGGTGAGGCCCGACTGGCACGCTTGACCTGGCGCGTGCACCTCGCACCCATTCCTATTCCTGCGATGGTCTCCGTAGACGGCGGGTTCCGCGAAGGCGGCCGAGTCGAAGTGGTAGCGTTCGCTCTTGGCCAGAAGGAACACGTACTCGTGCGAGTGCGTGGGGCGATCCTTCACGCTCTCTGGTATGCAGTTAGTTTTCGCGTAGATAATGTCGGACCGCAACCACCATCCGGCGTCGCGCAGGGCGAAGGCAACCATCCACGGAATGCCGATCAGGTCCTTGACCTTCACGCCGGGCGACGGCCGCCGCGTGCATTCTCGCATTGCCACCGCGTCACGAACCGCCGTGAATCGACGGTCGGCGCGCTGGCCGTTCTTGCCCTGCCAGCCCGGGCCCCCGGCTTGCGCGTAGGTATCCCCGAGCACCACCCACGCGGTGCCATCGCCCCGCAGCACGCGCCGGACTTCCTCGAAGACCTCGACCAACCTACACACGTAGCACTTCCCGCACTCCGCCCGCCCGCACGAGGGCGTCGCCTCCAAACCCATCTGCCCCTCGACGCCATAATCGCGCTGCGCCCAGTACGCGGGCGAACTCACGCAGCAATTCACGGACTCGTCCGGCAGCTCGCGCAGTCGCGCGAGGGCGTCGCCAACGAGAATGCGCACGTTCACGGTCCTCCGCTCATTATCGTGGGCGCGCTTGCCCGCTCCGTGCAACGCAGCGCCTCTCGCCGTCCGACAGGACGGGCTCCACACTTCCGCGTCGATAGCAAAAATGGCACTGACTTGAGATCCTTGTTCCGCGGCGTCTCCATTCCTGCCCGCACACTCGACAGCGGACGCGCGAATACTTTGCATTCCTGCGCAGCGAAGCGAGGTGTCTTAGAACCCGGATCTGCGGTCGCGCAGTGGTGCCGTTAGATCCTCTCGGGATCGCTACAAAATGATCTAGCGCCCATTCGATTTTCGTCTCAACCGCCCGTCTATCGTCTGGCGGCAGGTTCTTGGCCTTCATCTTCTCAACCCACAAGGGATGATCCTTGTCGAGCCACACCGGACCACGCGTGTCCTTGAGTATTTTCTTCACCATTGAATACGCGATCGCCTCCGCGTGGGCTTCGGTCACGTCCGCCTCCGCTCGTTGTCGCCGGCGAGCTGGTGCGCGCGGCGCAGCCAGCGACGCAGAAAGGACGGGCGGAAAACCATTCGCCGCTCACGCGGCGTCAGATTTTCCCACAGCGCGTGGTCTGCAATCATTTCCAGCACGAGCCGGATCGCTCTCTCGCCCAGCTCGCGGTCGTCAACGGGTTTCATCTTTCCTCCCTTGCGCGTCGTCATCGATCCTCCTACGTTGTTCGGCTATGCCTCACACACCCACCCCATGGCACGGAGTTCCATCGCTTTTCATGCGCCCGCAGGTGTTACCGGGCATGTTCACGCTCACCGATCGGCACAGGGGGCACGTTGAATTTATCGGGCATCCGTGTAAATGGCGAGTCATGCACACCGGCCGCTCGGCGAGTCGTCCTTGTGCATTCTTGTGGTACGACGTGTATCCACGTCCTTGCACAAAAGTTCCCTTATCGTATCCGAGGCAGTAACACGGACGCGAGGCGCATTTTTCGTCGAGCACATCAACTCGAAGTTTCCCGATGTTTATTATCATGCGTCCGCCTCCTCCCGAATCCGAGCGGACTTCTTCCCGGCCCGGCCGCTGCAATCGGGCGCGCAGACGTGGACGGTGCGCTTCTTCATGTTCGTTCCTTCACACCCGCCGCGGATTCGGGTTCATCGCCCACCAGTCCGTCGCCCGTCACGTCGCGCACGGTGATCTTCACGTTCGACGTGTGGGTGTTCGTCGTCAGGCACCACAGAAGAGTCGACGTGTTCATCCACAGTGGCCCCAACGAACCGGGAAACTCGATCTCGAAGATTCGCTTCACGTTCACTCCTCCAGCCACGCAACCGCCTGCTCGATCAGCCACCACTGGGAATCCGTAAACTGGAATCTCTCACGCTGTTTGGACAAACTGTCTCGCAGAGAAGTCTTTCCATACGTCGCGCTGGCCGCACTCCAGTCGATCACCATTTCGATGATGTCGAGGAAACCCATTGCGTCCGCGCTCCCGTGAAACTCCGGGTGATGGCTGTTACGGGAGAAGTGTAGTGAGATACAACCTCCGGGTTGCTTCTCGCTGTCCATGCTGGCGTTGTATTCCACCGATCCGTATGGGTGTTCGCGCGCCGCCCGGTTGATCCGGCAGAATCCGAGAATCTCGTCTGTGGTCAGTTTCGATTCGTCATGCGCTATTGCCCTGCGCTGCAATTCGGCAACGAGGCGGTGCAGGCGCAAGCGCACGAAGTCGCGGTGTCGAATAATCGTTGCCAAAGCAAGAACTTGATCATCGTTCATCACGCTCACTCCTCCGACAGCTTCTCGGGTTTGACCTTCGGCCGCTCGATCTCTATTTCCACACCGTATTCTCTGGCGAGTCCGCGTCGTTGACCGTAGACCCACTCGAAGCCGTCGCGGTCATTCGGGGCACCCAGGCATTCGGCTACCTGATCGCGTATGGCTTTCAGCGCGCCGGCGAGGTTGTCGTCATCGAGCGCTCTCGGCGCTATCCTGGTCAATTTTACTTTCCACGGTCCAGCACGCTGAAAGGTCCCACCCATGAAAGCCCACACTGCCATACGCTGCTCTTTGGTGCGTCGTTGTCGCACGCGCCAATGCTCGTGCGACGCGCGGTTCGTCTCGCTCACAGTTCGTATCGGGACGTATAGTGCGTTGTACATGTGCTGGCGATTCATGGATCATACTCCGACGTGCGGTTGCCTCCTCTCCAACAGCTCCTTTTCCTCCCAGGCGGCAGGTCGGACAGCGAGACGGCGCGCTTACTCACGGCTTTTCATATTCCTCACCACCGTATTCCTCGCGGTCCTTCTTCTGCTCTTCCAGCACGTCGCGCACTTCGTTCTGCTGGTAGTGCGTGCCGGTCTTCGGATCAACGTTGGCCAGATCGCCCGGATTCTTCGGCGCACCATAGCCGAAGACGCCTTGTAGCCCCGGTTCGCTCGCGCATGGTCGGTCTACGATGTCGGGATCGTAGACGTGCTTTGGATCGCCGCAACTCGGCCGCAACATCCCACGGGAGACAAATTCAATCAGATCCGCAATCTCTCCCTGACTGGGCTTGCGCCCGGCCTTGTCCTGATAACACTTGACGATCTCCTGGATGGCGCTCCCGAGGAGATCCGCAGGATGATCGCCGAGGATCCCGTGTTCCGATTCCCACCATCCCATAGCATCCTCCTATTCTGTTATTGGCGCGAACGCTTCCCCCGCGACGTGCGAGTCGCCTTGCGTTTGGCGTTGGCAACGAGGCGTTTGAACTCGGCGGCCGACATGCTGGGTGTAGTCATCTCGGTATGGCTCCCCTGAACACGGCGTCCCAATAGCGCAGGCTCGCCAGCCGCCACACGCGGTTGCGGAGGTCGCCGGGCGAGACGCTCATCTTCGACGGCAGGCGGTGGGCGCAGCGCAGGCGTTCGACGACGGGCAGCCGATCGCCGTCCGGCGGTGCGCTGGCGACGAACAGCCCGGCGTGGAGCGCCTCGGCGCGCCGCATGCCGTCGTCCCGCAGGGCGGCGGGCACGGCAAGCCAGTAGTAGTCCGTGCGGGCGTCAGCACTCCAAAGCCAGCGGCGTTTTTTCTCATCGGCCCGCAGATCGCCGCGACTGCACTTGATCTCGATTTCGTGCAGTTTCCCGCTGGAGGATACCGCGATCACATCGGCCTCGCCGAGGAGCGGCAGACCCCAGCTCACGTTGGGGCACACCGCCCACCTGCGCGGCGGAAACCAGGCGTGCACCACGGCGGCCGCGATGCCGGCCTCGGTGGGCACCCATTTCGCGCCTTCTTTGGCGGCTGTTATGCTGCGCTGCGTCATTCCGTCACCTCCGGTTCGAAGAAACTCGGATGCCAATAGCTCTCTGTCACCCTCCCATCCATCAGCACGACGAAATGTCCACGGCGCGAAATACGAATGAGTGTTCCCTTCGTCCCAGGTCCGTACCTCAACGAAGGAGAATGAAGCCCTTGTGCGATTGCCTCGGCCGTAAGCTGTACGCGATCACCAGGTTTCATTCCGCACCTTCCGCCGCTCCCGGCTCCGCAGCTTTGTGCGCGTCTTCCGGTTCCATGACACTCCACTTCTTGCACAGCGCAAGATGCCCTTCCTGTGCCTGTTGCGCGGTATTGTAAGAGTCTACCTCTAGGTCACTTCCGTTGCCGAGAGGAGCCCCACAACCGCAGTTTGCCCCCGCACAATGGTGGTGAACGCGGAATACCATCGTCTCGTAGAGCCTTCGCCATCCGATTTGCTCTGCCTTGGTGTTTCCTCCGTTCTTGCGGATCGACGGGACGCTGTGATAATCTCCCACCGTCGAGACGTAGTAGCCGTTGCCGAGGTCGGTGCAGAGATGGAAACGGCACCACGGCGCGCAGATGAAGTGCCCCGCCATCCCGTACCACTTCCATTCACTAGGCTGCGTCATTACTCGATCTCCGGATGCGCTATGATCCGCTCAATAGTCACTCGGACGACTTGTAGGGGAGGATACTTGTAGGGCCTCCTGCGAAGATACGTCTTTGCATCCGCTCGACTCGCGAACGGTCCCGTATACAGATCGCGGACGCGCCGATAGGATTTCGCAAGCCACCATTCCACAACTGCGGGCCCCTTCATGCCCTTCTCCGCCAGTGCGACATCGATCTGTTGGCGAGTCATCATGCCTTCTCCCCCTCAACCTGGGCGCGGCGCTCCAATTCCGCCGCCGCGTCTTCGGTGTTGTCGTAGCGGTGGACGATCTTCCCGGCCTCCCTCCACGTCTCCGCGCGGACGCGGGCTTCGAGGCGGGCGAGGGCGCGAAAATTCCACATCAAATCCAGCCTCGTGCGCGCAGCGGCAACGGGGCACGGGAGCAGGAACATCGAGTTCGGGTGCGCACAATAGCCGTACCGCTTCTCCCTGTCGCTACACGGACCGATTTCGTCGCATATGAATCCCAGCACCTTGCGCAACTCGTCGAACTCCGCCGCCATTTCGTCGCGCGCGCGCTCGGCGGATTCGGCCCGGTCGCGTTCACGATGGAGCGCGCAATAGGAACAGTCCTGGCTCCCCGCGCCGGAGGCGGCCGGATGGTTCTCGCACGTCATACCTCCTCCTCCGAACCGGATTCTTCTTCTTCGCATTCGAGTTCGGACAGCCGCATTTTCAATCCCGTCACGAACACGTCCAGCACGCTAAGGGCAACCTCGCAGTAATCCTTCTCCCACTTGATACAATCCGCCAGGGTATCTAGGGCGTCCCTGATGGCCTTTCCACAGACTTCCGCCGGTTTCTTGGTCTTGGTGTTCATGCCTTCTCCTCCTTCGGGAGCAGGCCCAGGGTGCGGGCACGCTCAACGAGAGCGTCCTGCAACTCCGCATCGCTGTCCTGCGTCGTTCCGCGTCCGCCCGGCGCAAGCCATTCCGCCGCCTCGCGCGACCAGGCCAGGAGGGCGGAACCGGCGCTGGATGCCAAAGCCGCTTGGGCAGCCGAATATTGATTGTGGCACGTCTCGCAAAACCCACTTCCTGCGTGCTTCTCGGCGGACTCGACCTCCCCCCGCGCGCTGGTCAGCCAAGCTGCCTCTGCCGCGCCGGGGAAGTGCCGGAGGATCTGCGCGACCTCCGCGCTACCGGACTTCTCCAGGTACGCCCGGGCGCGGTTGATCGCGGACTCGGTTTCGTGGGGCATGGTCATGGAAAGTATGATGCTCCTATTGCGGCACCTTGGGGATGAACTTGCGAATGATCTTAGCCATTGCTGCAAAGGCGGCTGCGCGGTTGGCACCGTAGCCGGTGGCGCAGAACACGGCTGCGCGAGCGTCAAGGGCGGCGTCGGTGGGGTTGCCTCGTGCGTAGGCACAGACGGTGTAGCCTACGCAGGCCGCGGCGTGGGCTGTGGCGCGGGCGCGGAGGCTGACGCTAGCGCCGGTGTAGCCTGCGCGGCCTGCGGCGTGGGCGGCATTTCTTACCTGTTCAACCGTTACTTTCTTCCCACGCGCCCACTTCTCGCTTATTTCAATGGCGAGGCGCGGCCGGTCCTCTCCCGCGCGCACATGGTGGAGAACCGTTCGCACGCAGGCGCATGTGACGAGCACGATGCGGCGGTGTTGACGCAAAGTTCTCCAGAACCGCATCGCGGCGTACTTTACCATCCAGTCCGCGCGCAGGCAGCGAGACCACATCGCCTGCACGGAACCGGATTGGGATTCGACCCAGGCCACGGCGTCCTTGCAGGCGTTGAGTTGGTCGGGTGCGAGCTTGGTGAGCAGTTCGGTTTTGGTCACGTCTTCTCCTCCTCCAACGCATCGAGTGCCCGCGCCATCACACGCTCCTCACGCTCAAGCTGCGTTCGGCGAAGGTGTCATTGTGTCTATCTCCTAGTCGGCGCGGAGGCGGGCAATCTCGGCGGTAAGAGCACGAGTCAAGTCCGTGCCGAACACCGGATCGGCAGCCAACCTCAGAATTTGACTTCCTCGCTAATCGCCTCGGCAATCTGCGCCAGCGCCGCGTCATCGCCCTTCGCGGCCTTCGCCAGGACGTGCCACACTTGGCCCGCCTCCTCTGGCGATATTTCGGACAGGTGCCGCACCTGCCGTGCGATGATGCGGGACACCACCACCTCGCGCGTTGCGGCCGGGATCTTCACCGCGTCGCACAGTTTCTCGATGGAGTCGAGCAGCTTCGGTGCGGGTCCGCGCTTCGTCGTGGGCGTCTCCGGCTCCACGTCCGGCGGCGGGGGTGCGGCGCCCGCGTGGACCTGCATCCGGTGGACGATGGCGTCGATCTTGTCCGCGGGGATGTCCTTGCTCGATGTCAGCCCGAACTCGGCCAGGATCTTCTTCCCCAGGACCTCGTCAATGTCGAGTTCCTTCCGCACCGCGTGGAAGACGTGCCGCGGTAGCCCAGGCGTCGCAGGCGCCTTAGCGGGCGCAGACGACGAGGGTTGTGAAGCGGGCGTAGGGTCCGGCTTCATGGGCACCCCCGTCCCGCCCGGAGCGCCGGCCGACCAGGCGGCGATGAGTTTGCCCGCCTCCTCATCAATAGGTTTGCCAGCCGGGAACATCGGCCGGTGCTGTTCCTGGACCTTGATCGGCAGCGGAATCCCCGGCTTGGACGCGAGCAGAAGGAATGAGCACGTCAACTCGTAGGGCAGCGTTTTCTCGCAGATCGGAAACCAGCCGTCGATGCCGGTCATCCCCTGCTTCTGCACGATCTTCATGCGCCCATCGTCGCCCTTGGTCATCTCGATCTTCTCCTCGGCGCGGAAGCACAAGATCAGGTGTGCGCGCACTTGGAGGAGTTTCTGGACCATCGCCTTGTGCTCGGTCTTTGGCTTGATCCAGGCGGCCATTTTGCACTGTTCGCGCTTCTTCCAATCGTCCTTCGCCATGCGGTCGAGTTCGGCGTCGTGCATCTCCAACAGGCCCCCCTCCCCAGCGTGCTCGTGCGACATGGAATCGACGACCACCACCGAGTATCCGGCCTTGTCGGCCGCTTGGATCGCCTCGACGTACGCCCCCGGCGAGAAAGGCGGTCTAAGGTCGCCGTGGTCGAACCGAAACTGACCGGCGTAGTGCTTCGCGCGTCCAGCCTCGGTGTCGATCAGGGCGAACGGCTTGCCGCCCGCGATCCCGGTGGCGAGGCGCAGGGCGGAGAACGTCTTGCCGCTCCCGGTCCCTCCGCACACGCCGATGAGAAGCCCGACCGCCTCGCGTTTTGCAGGCCGAAACGAGAAGTTACTCATCGGCAACTGCCTCCGACTTCGCCTTCAGGACCGCTCTCCCCGCTTCCGCCGCCTGCCGCTCGCCGGCCTCGCGTTCCTCGAAACCGCCCAGCAACCAGGGCGGCGGACTCGCCCAATGGATGCGCGGATCGTACCCCGGCCACTCGCCCGACGCGAGGCAGCGCGCCCACACGCGCGTTGCGAACCGACACCTCCGATGCGCCAGTTCGGCGTACTCGGGATCAAGCGCAACCAACGCCGTGGAGAAGGGCGGCTCGATCTCGACCAGGAGGAACGTGAACACGCCGTGATCCGAGGAGAGAATGCCGAGTTTGCGCAGCCCCTCGAGGTAGTGCGCCGATTGGATGTCGTACCCGCCCGCCGATAGGCTCGTGCGAATCCACGACTCCGGGTCAACCGATTCCATCGTCTTGATGTCGATCACCTGGTCAGCCGTTGGGATCAGCACGTCGGGGCGTCCGCGTTTCCAGGTCTCCCCGTCGCGCCAGACGACGGTGCTTTCCATCCCCATCGCGTGCCTCCCGGCGATTTCGTCCAGCCGCTTGCGCCCGGCCGCGGCGGCGCACTCGATAACCGCGCGCTGGCGAGCAAGCAGGGGCGTTTTCCCCTCCGCGCGAGCGGCGTCGCGGAATGCCTGCGCGTCCTTCTTCCGCCAGTCCTCGAATTGGGCCGGGGCATAGATGATCTCCGCGCCCCCCATGATCGCGGCGTGTACTGCGGTCCCGATCTCCGCGCGCGCCGAGTCCTCGCGCTTCCAGCCCGGGTTGAGGCGCGGGTGTTCGACCCAAGCGTGCGCCGGGGAGCGCGTGACGAGCGTGTGCATGAGCCCCGCCGACAGGCTCGGAGACTCGCACGGGTCGGCTACATAGTCCCAGAGAGGTATTCCGGCGTGCAGCCCTTCGCGGATCATATCGTCCTCCTAGTCCCAGCCCTGTTCCCGTCGTTTGTCGTCCGCGTCTTCGCGCGCCGCGTCGGCCCTGTCCTTCCTTGCCTCGGCAAGCTGCACCAACAGGTCGTCCTCGTCGATCAGTCCCTCCCACACCGCGTCCGGCACCAGCCTGCCGTTCTCGTCGCGCACTTCGTGGATCTTGATCTCCGGCGGATTGCCGGGATCGCCGAACGCGGGGTGGTCATGGTCCTGGCACGGAGGCGGCTTGCGGCCGGGCGTCCAGTCGCCGGACACCGCGCAGTCCTGCTCGACGTTATAGACTTCGAGCGTGAGGACGACGGAGAACTTCATGGCTTCACCTCCAGCTTGTCCTTCGCGCACTTCTGGCAGGGCCCGACGCGCAACTTCCACCACGGTTCATTGGCGCGCTCTGCATGGACGGGTTCGCCACACTCGGCACAGACGATGATGAGCACGATCTCGACCTCGTTCCGGACGCGCATAATCTCGCTCATAGAGTAGCCGCCAAGGGCATAGAAGGAGCAAGGTGCATGGCTCCTCCTGGGGGAAAAGTGGGCCGCGCGCAGGCTCTTTGACGCGCGGCCCGGAGAATCGGCCGGACGACAAGCCCGGACGACTTGCTGATTACTTCTTCGGCCTGTTCCAGCGTGGACTCTTGCACTTTCCGCAGCAGAGCGGCGGTCTCCCGTCCCGTGTCCTGGTTGCGTGTCCGCACCGGCGACAGACGTAGACCCGAACCGACCGTTTCAGCGACGCGATTTCGTTCTTCATGCCGGAAGTATACCATTGGTATTACCATTGTCAAGCACAATAAGCCGAAAAAGAAGCGACTCCCGAATCGCTCCGGGAGCCGCTCGCGGTGCTTGGTGGTGTCAGTTCACTTCTTCTCGATCCGGCGGGTTGGCGTGTCGTTGCGGACGTAGACGTAGACCCAGAGTCCGGGTACCGTGTTGCTCTGCTTCATCCGCTGGTAGAGCGCGTTGCCCTTGGCGGGATCGTGCGGGTCGGCGGCGGTCACCAGGTCGGCTGGCGGATGTTCGAACGGGAGCGTCAGGACTTCGCCGTCCCGGCGCCCGCCGACGAGTTCGACCTGGATCTTGGCCTGGTCCATCTTTCCCCCTACCGCGGCGGGACGGGGCTACCGCCGCCGTTGCCGTTCTCGATGCGCTCCACGGGAATCTTCAAACCAAACGCTTTCCGGCCGAGGGCCTTGAGCGTCCCAACGCCGGCGGCCCCGATCCCGGAGGCATAGACGAGGTACATGAACCAGTCCATCGGCGTCGCCTTCCCATCGGCGATCAGCTTTTCCAGGCGTGCACGTTCCTCTTCGGATTTCCTCTCGAGCCGGTCACCTAGGGCGTCGATCTTGCGATCGACCAGTTCGCCCACGGCGGCCTTCGCCTCACCGGCGACGAGCGCCCCGAGCCCGTCCAGCCTGCCTTCGGTCTTACCCATGCTGACCTCGATCTTGCCGGCGGTTGCGAGAACAATCTCGCCGGCGACCTTCCCGGCCTCGGCCGCGATCTTGGGACGGAGGTCGTCCCACTTCGCATCGAGGCGCTTCTCAAACTCCTCGAAAGCTCCCGCCGCTGCTTCGCGGCCCCCCCTCTGAAAAGTCGAGGTGCAACCCGTCACCAGGAAGAGAAGAGCGAGGATGCCCGCGAGATTCTTCATAGCCAACATATCCCCCAAGGATCGTGCCCAGGATCGGGAGTTTGACCTCCGCACGTGCACCGATTGACGTAAAATCACGATTGTGAACACACCCAGAACAAATAAATATCAAGGCAAATGCCGCCAAGTGCGATGTCGCACAATTTTGTAAACAGCATTCTTGCTGACCTGAAATTGATTTGCGATTGAACATATACTTTGCCCTCTTGCCTGCCTCATTCTGATTTCCAGAACGTCGTCCTCGCAAAATCGTGCGTTGAAGCGGTCTTGGCCATGCTGAAATCTCATTCTCACGACCGCGTCCTGCACATTGTCTTTCCTGGTGCCCACGTAGAGGTGGCTCGGATTGACACACCTCCGATTGTCACAGCAGTGGAGAACCCATAGCCCCTGCGGAATTGTCCCGCGCCACATTATCCAGGCCAACCGATGTGCCGATTGCTCGATACGACCGCCGCAAACCGTACCATAACCGTTGCTCCCCACACGCCCAGTCCATTCCCAGCAGCCTCTAGGAGAGGCAACCGTACCAGCGATCAGGGTGAGCCGTGGATCTTTGAGATGGGAGCATCCGCACGAACGTGTATTTCCATTTCTTAGATCTCGAACACGCACTGGCACTACGGTACCACATGCGCATCTACACATTGCGCCCGCACAGAGCTTCCTGCCATTGGGCAAATGCAATCCAACGCGCACAACTGTCAACCTGCCGTGGACGTTGCCGACCATGGATTTCCTCCAATCTAAGTGCCCAGTCCAGTTACTCGACGAAGAAAAACAGTATGACTGCCACGAGCGCCAGCGCGAGCAGCAGCAACGCCACGAGTTGCAGCGGCGTTCCTCGAGCGGATCGGCAAATCGGGCAGGGCTTGGGCTCGCATCGGCAGAGGCCCGCCGAGCTGACCCAGCGCGGACACGTCGGATGATGGGCCTTGCCCGTTCCCCGGCAGAGATTGCAATTCATGGCAACTTCCTCGCCAGCCACCATGCGGCACCGACCACGGCCAGCCACGGCCGACCAGTCGCCCGACAGAGCGGGCAGGGGGGTAGCCCGCAAGTGCATGTCCGCCCTCCCACCCACGACGGGCAGGACGAATGGTGCTGGCGTCCGGTGCCAGCGCATCGTGAACACCTCACGGCATTCTCGCTGCGCGGAACGGAGCCGAAAGGTACGGGTCGTCGCTATAGGCGCCCGCGCCCCATCCCGTGATGACCGCGCCGCCCGGCCGTCGCACCCACTCCTCGATCGGGGCCTGAAATTTCGCCCAGGGATTCGGTCCTGGCGGCTGGACCGGCGGTGGAGGAGGGATGGGCGGTCCGCCAGCCGTCGGCAACGTCTCGCCCATGACGCCGATCCGCGGTGTCGCGAGCGTAGGCCCGCCCAAGGTGACGAAGTCCGGGCCAAGACCGCTGGCGGAGCCTGGACCGACCGATGCGCCCAAGCGGCTCATATTGACCAAGTCGAGTCCGGTCGGCCCAAACCTGCCAAACGCAGGCGGGACGACAGGGCCACCACCAGCACCAGGCGGAGGCATCAGGGAGAGTCTGCGCGACAAGTCGTGCACGGTCGCACCCATCCCAGGCGGCCAAGCCATGGTTCGATCTCCTAGCTGCAACCCGGACAACTCACGGGAACACCGCTCTCTTGATGAAGTACACGACGGCCGAGATCAACAGAAGGATCAGCGTCCCGGCGATCGCTCGGTGCTCGCTCCGGTGCCGGTCCATCCCGGCCTGGTGCTGCGTCACGAGGGTCTCGACCGCCGTCAGTCGTCGGTCGAACGCCATCGCCTCCGTGAGTTTCACGATGGCCTGGGCAATCCCGGAAAGCGCGATGGCCGTCGTCTCTCCGGACTTCGCCATCGCGCCGACGCCAGCCGAGATCGCGCCGAGCGCGTCGACGATGATCTTGTCGCGGAGCGTTCCATCATCACTAGGTGGCATTGAACCGACCCTTCTTCCTGTCAAGTGTCGCAATCGCCGTGTCTTCTAGCCGGTAAAGCTGTTCCCCGCGCCGCCATTGAACAGGTCGCTGATCTCCTGTGCGGACAAGACCTTCTTCCACACACCTAATTCATCAATATCGTGATTTGGGACAGTATGTCCCGCTCCTATATCCCCCACTTGGAAATCAAATGGTCCGGCAAAAACTCCTGACGCATAAGCTAAAGTTCCACCGAGAACCCCATCGACATATATTTTGATTGTGTCCCCTACGCTATCATGTATTGCGATGATGAGATTGTAGGTTCCCACAGAAAGATTCTGCGAACTTATAACGGAAAACGAATCTACACCATTGGGAGACACGGCGAATCCTGCTTTATCGGGATGCCCAGTACCAGCCATAGCAAGGGCGTACGCTTTTTGTACAGAGTCTTCCCATGAACCGCAATGACCATAATGGTCTAGCGTGGCCACCCGCCTTTTCACCCAATACGCTATCGAGAAGTCGATGTTCCCCATCGTGAGATCGGCTGTGATTGCTCTGGACAGGTGTTTTAGTCCGGTCGTCTCGCACATCAACGCATTGCCGCGTTTCCCGGCGACGTTTCCAGGTGCGTTGACCGGAGACAAGTGGTTGGTCCCCTTCTGATCGACGCGAGTGCCGCTAGCCTCCTCAAGTTTCCAGTAGGCTACGAGCCCTGTCGTGAGGGTACCGGCCGTGTCGAGAATCCAGCCAACCCCAGCCGCCCGCCTCCGTCTGTCGCGCCCTCTACGTCTCATTCCGGTCTCCTCGAGCGTGGGTCGTTCCGAACCTCGGTTCCAAACCTACCGCACCAGTTCGCGCGATTACAAGTCGCTCGGCACCCGCTACTCCCGGCAGCGCACCCGCCGTTTCTGTCGCACTCGGAGCGGTTCCAGTTGTAACGATGGTGAAATCTGCTTCGACTTTGTTCGCCATAAATTCCTCCCACGTTCCAATCTATGGAGGTACTTTCACGAGTTTGTCAAACGCGGACGCAACCGCGTTGTTGACCACGGTCTGTTCGCCCGGGTTGAGCGCAGACGAGCATTCCAGCCAGATCGACGCACCGCTGATTTTGACAGCCGTGACCTTTGGGCTCGCCGCCTTCACAGCAAGTTCGATGGCGTTCTTGTCGAAACCCCACCGGTAGATCGTCGGCATCTAGTACATCTCCACCTGAACGTACACATCGGTCGTGCCGGTCGCAATAGCCGAGACCGCCTTGAGGCTGATGTCGTCTCCCGGCTCGAGATCCACGGAGAGCGTCTGATTTTCGACGTACGTGTTTGCGTCCGAGAGCGAGACCGTGAGTACAGTATCGACACCGTTCTTCCGCAGCGTGAACACGTCCGTCTTGCCCGCACCCGGTGCTATCACCGCGCGGACGACGAGTCCCTTGATGACATACGGGCGGTTCACCTTGATCTTCGTTTCGGCCACGCTTGAAGTCCCAGTACCGGGCCGCATGAACCGCGTCACGCCTCCGAGCAAGGCCCCGTCGTCGCCCCAGAAGAAAACCGACGAGTTCTCGACGGCCTTGAACGCGAGTCCGTTCGCCGCCTTGTTCACGAGAACGCACGAGCCGAGTTCGAGCGTCCCGGCGGTCTGCGAGAGGTCGGCGGTCGTTCCGTTGACTGCCCCGCTGTCCATCGAGAGCAGCGCGCCCGCTTGATTCACTTCGGCACCAATGGCCGTCCCGGTTGTCGCGGCCGTAATCGCGGACAGCATGTTCACGTCACGCGTGTGGAAGTTCTGCACGTTCGTATCGACCAGAAGGGCGCGGACCTTCGCGGCCCCGACGCCACGGGCAATGAGAGTCGTTGCCCGAACCGCGCTCGTCTCCCGGCCGGGAAGCCCCGTGGATTGCGACCGAACCGCGAAAACGTTCTTCGCCACCGCACCAGGCGCGGCACTGGCGTCGGCCGTGACGACGGTGCGCCGGAGTTTCGCGGTTGCAGAGGAGGTTCCGGTGTAGAGGATGGTCGTGATATTGACATCCGTGGTCGTCGTGAGTTTCGGGGTCACGTCCTCCAAGCGCGCCGACGCGGGGAACGTGATGAGAACGGTATCAACCGTGGCACCGAGCATCTGGATCGTCGTGTTGAAGCTCGACAGCCCCTTGAGCGTAACGCCCGACGGGATCGTGATTCCGGCCGCGAGGTTGTAGGTGTTAGGCAGGAGCAGGGTCGTGTCGCCGGCCAGCGCTGCCGCCAGCGCCGCCGGGATCGTCTTGAACGGCCTGGACAGCCGCTCGCGTTGGCCGGTTGCATCGTCGCCCCAGGCTCCGTCCACCCAAACGGTATTCCCGGTGATGAGGTCTGCCTCGCCGGTGACCTGGGGGCGGAACTGGAAGGCGGTCTGCCCACGGGTCAGGATGACGTTCGTGAAGCACATCCCCAGGCCGCCGAAGCTGCCGTCGATCTCCAGCCGAACCCGGACGCTCGTCGTCGTCGGCTGCGTCTCGAACCGAAGCGCGTCGGCATGCAGGCCCGGCGCCCGGTCCCACAGGTTGGCCGGGATGAAGTCGGAATTGAGCGACAGGACGTGGGTGGTGGCCGCGCCGTCGTTCTCGATGACGCGGACCTGCGCGAAGAGGACGGACCCCGGATTCGACTTGAACCAGAACGCGAGCGTGTGCATCATCTCTCCGCACACCGCCACGTCCTGGTAGATCCCAGCCGGGTTGTTCGGGAAGAAGCACTGGAGGCAGACCGCACAGTGCGCACAATCGGGGAGACCGACAGTGTCCTTGGTCAGGGTTGGAATCGAGAAGACGGTCCAGTCCCGTGGCGCGGCCGGCGGCACGAAATCGCAAAAGTCCGAGTTCTTGAGCAGGTTCTCGCCGGTCTCGGCCAGGAGGCCGGTGTTCAGCCGCCCGAGCGAATCGGCCGTCCTGCGGAAGGTGCTCTTGAGCCGCTCGCCCGCGTTCGTCACTTTGGCCTTGAGCGTCTCTAAGCCCTGACGGATCCTCTCCTGCTCCTTCAACCCCAGCGTCCCGCGGAGTTCGAGCAACCGGTCGATCTCGGTCATCCCTAGGTCGATGGTCGCCAAGTCGTCGTCGGAAGGCGTCATCTGGCTTGGGCCTCCTCGCGAGCACGCAGCGCCCGGCCGCGTAGCATCTGGATCTTTTCCTTCGGGATCCGTTCCATCGCCATCGCGCGCGCCATCTCCGGGTTCTCGGCCGCGATCTCGCGGACCGCCTGCCTGCGTAGCGCCATCATTATCTTGCGGAACACGAATTTCCGCTCCGGGAGCGACAGCGCGCGGTACTTCTCGCGCCCAATCACGCCCGGCATGACGCGCTCGGCCAACTCCCCGGTCCGTTGGGTCACGGCCAAGTCAACGTCCGCGACCCCCACCCTACCGCGGAACTCCTGCTCGGTCAAACCCAAACTCGCGGCCTCGCTTTCGACCGGGTGGATGGTCTCGATCGCGGCCGCTGGCGGGACGAGCCCTCTGGTAAGCGGCCGCTCGATGGTCCTTGGCTCGGCGCGGAAGGGGCTCGGGAGCGCGGGCAGCGCACGCGCCACGCCCGGCACGTTGACCATCGCAGGCCCAACCACGCGCCCGGCCCACTCGGGCAGCGCCTCCGGCCCCGTCCGCGCGGCCCTGACCACCGCCTCCTCCTCGACCCCGGCACCCGCCAAGAGGAGCCGGATCTGGTTGAAGGGAACCGTGAAGCGCGCGAGGTACTGGCCGATGAACGACGCGACGTAGTCGGCCGCCGTGTCGGGATTGATGTCGGGCCGCAACATCTCGATCAGGACCAGCGACGTCCCGGCGATCCGGTTGATCGGGAGGACTCCCTGGATCGCGTCGGCCCAACTTATGTTCCACTCCTGCCGCACCGCGTCCTGGAGTTCGGCCCCATTGGCCCAATGTTTCCCGCTCTTGATCGCGATCCGCAGGAGTTCGGCGAAGAAGAGGTACTGGGCGAACGGGGCGAATGGTCTCATGTCGATCTGCTTGTCGCCGACCTTGATCTTGTACCACTTGTCGCCGCCCATGTACTCGCGGAGCGCGTACGCACCAGCGAGGAGGACCGTCCCCGTAAGCGCCTTCGATGTGATCTCGGCGAACCTAGCCTTAGCCTCCGGCGTCGCCTTCCCCACCAGCGCGGCCGCGGGCAAATCCCTCCACGACCTCTTGGCCCCCGGCCAGAACAGCGCCAACGCGCCCAGCGGGTTGTGCTCGAGGAGTTTCTGGTATGTCCAGGCGAAGAACCGCGGGAACGCATAGATCGTGTCGAGCATCGGAACCGCGCGGTACATCCCGGCGATCACGTTGCCGAGCCTATCGCCTTTCTTGACCAGCGCGGCCGACACGTCCAGCCCGGCCTCGACTGCCTCGCTGATGTAGGACTCCGGGATGATGGAAGGCGTCCGGTAGGCCTCGCGCACGGCCCCTTGGCCCGTGACCCTCGTGCCCGCCACATCAACCCCGCGCTCCGCGATGATCGACCGCAGCATCGCGTCAGCCCCGAAGTTGCGGCTCCAATTCTCTTGCAACCGCGCCGGCGTCGTCACGAGGTTCATGAACTTCTCGCCCAGGGTTGCGGCGGCCGCAACCGCGCCCGTCCGGCCCGGGTCGCCTACGCCGAGTTGTGCGGCCAAGTAGGGGAAGGTCCTCATCACGCGGTCGAACTGCGCGCGTCGGTCGGCCTTCGCGACGTGGCCGATCATCGCGCTCACCATTTCGAGCGCCACGCGATTGCCCTCCGGGCGCCCGCCGAGCCTTCCTTCGATCGCCCGGTCGAGCGCGATCCAGAGCGCGTTGGCGACCCCGGCCTCCGCGTTGCGGATTTGGGTCGGAACGCCGGCGATCATGAGTCGGATCGACGCCCGCGAGATCGGGACGTACCCCGGCCACCAGGACCAAGGCTGGATCCGTGCGCCGCCGTACTTGACGTGCTGCCACCAAGTCAACTCAACCTCGCCGAGTTCCTGGAGAACCCGAAGGGCGTCGCGGTTCGACACGAAGAGGTCGGTGTACTGTCCCGCGTCGAGCTCGCCGAACGCCCGGCCCGAGCCGGACCAGTGGCGGCGGACCGGTCCGGGTTGGGTGCCCGAGACCGTCACGCGCGCCGGCTCCTGCGGGAGCGACTCGACCCTCCGGCGCGCACCCCGTTCGTCCACGACGGCTTCGAGAAGCGTCCGGCCTTCGGCATCCTCTGCCACGATCCGGACCGGTCCGCGCTTCAACACCTCGCGGTTGAGCCAGCGACGGACCTGCGACAGAACGTTCAAGGTCTGGCCCGCCAGCGTCGCCGACCACTTGAGCGCCCCGCCGGCGGTCAGGGCGTACTTCTGCTTGAGCCAGGTCATGTACTGGTGGGCGAAGTCCGGCATCGTGGTACCGAACATCTCGATCACCGCCGGTAGGCTCTCGACCGGGACGGTCCCGTCGTCCATCAACTCGGCCATCTGGCGGTTGATCCGCTCCTTACCGCGCGCCGCCTCGGTGCCGGCGAGCAGGTCCGCGGCCTCCTCGGCCGAACGCGCCATGAAAGCGTCGCGTACATCCTTCACCCGCTCAACCTTGAGCGTCTTGGTCCAGACGCCGGGAGCGGGCTCGCCAGGAGGGCCTGCGGGCGACGGCGTGGGCGGACCAGCCGGAGGCGCCGGGGGCTTCGCGGGCGGCGGCGTGGGCGGCGGGACTGCCCCAGCCGGGGGGCGCACGGGCGGGGCCGGAGCAGGTTCCGCGGCCGGTGGCCGAAGCACCGGCGGTGCGGCGGGCGGAGCTGCCTCCGGAGGCCGCGGGGCGCGCGCTTCGGTCAGCGGGACGAAATCGTCGGTCAACGGCCCCGCTTCCGTCAGGTCGGCGTAGAGCTTCGACATGTCCTCCGGCTTGGCTTCCTCGGGAACCGGCGGGGTCGGTGCGGCCTTCGGCTTGGCTTTCCGGAGCGTCCCGCCCTGGACGACCACAACCTGACCTGGCCCCAGGTCCGCGCCGGTGCCGTCCGGTCCGACGACCCGAATGAACCCAGGCGCGATCCCCTTCTCGGCGCGCCACTTCTCTTCGCCGATCATCCAGGTGTCGCCCGGCGACAGCTTCTCGGACTCCAGGTTGATCCACTCGGGCTCCTCGGCCGCCGCTCGAATTGCTTCGGCAGCGGTCACTGGGGGCCTCTCCGGCGGAACCCTCGGTGCCTTCTCACCGAACGCCGCGGCTTGGCTCTGCGTGGCCGGCGGGGGCGGAGTGCCTTCCGGCGGTTCCGCTCCAGGAGGACCCGGGGCGGCGGGCGGCGCCGGTGGCCTCGGCGGCTTGATCGGAGGCGCTCCAGCGACCGGCGGGGCAGGCGCTTCCGGCGGTCTGGCTGGTGCGGGTACCGCTGGGACTTCTGGCGGTCTGGGTTCCGGTACCAGCGCTGCTGCTCGGATCGCCTCCGCTGCGGTGCGGGGGGGCGGGCGCGCGGCCTCCGGGGCTGTCGGCGGGCGGCCTGCCTCGGCCGGGACGCGCTCGCCCGGTTTCAACTTGGCGGCGATTTCCAACGCCTCCTCGATGTCCTTCCCCATCGCTTCAAGGATCTCTTCGGGCACGTCCAACACGGAGACGTCGCCCGACACGACCGCCTTGAGCGTCTTCATCTTCGTGCCGAGGATCGAGGCGTTGACCCTGTCGATGTTCGTGTCGCCGAACAGCCAGTAGATTCTGGGGTTCGATTTCGTGGTGAGACGCCAGATGCGCCCGGCTGCCTGGACCGCCGGAACAGCCGAAAACGGGGCGGTCACGACGATCATGGTCCGCGGCGCGTTGCCCACGCGGTCGTCCAGGTTGATCCCGGTCCCGCCGGATTCAATGGTGGCGATCAGCACCTTGGCACGCCCGCTCTGGAACCGCTCCATCGCCTCGCCTCCGGTCATGTCGGCGCCGCCGTGCATCTCGGCGATGTCGCGCACACCGCGTTCCTCGAGTGCGGCCTTGAGCGAAGCCGCCGTGCCCTCGCTGGCGTGGATGATCTCCCGGAAGCGTTCTCCACCTGGTCCCCTGCGCCAGACCCCAACCTCGCTCATGTTGACGCGTTGGATGAACAGCACGACCTGGCGACCCTCGCCCAGTTCGGCCTCCGCGATCCGCACGGACTCGGCGATCTTGTAGGGCTCCTGCTGTAGCCTCTGGTGGATCCGCACCATCCGCTTCGGCAGACCAGCCTGCTCGATCAGCGCCATCGTCCGGTGCGCCTCGGCCGGCAACGGGATCGTCCGGAACCGCACGTCGACCCCGTCCATGCCGATCTCGCGCTTGATCGTCTGGCCCGCGGCGGTCAGCCGCTCGAACACCCCGCTGAGCCGACGGTACGCCTCCTCGGCGCCGATGTGAGGCGCGATCACCCAGCGCTGCTGCGTGCTGCCGGGGATCCGCTGAAGCCGCAGGCCCATTTTCCGGTACGCTTCCTGGGCCGACATGCCTTCCAAGATCCCGGTGCGCGCCAGGTACTCGATGTGGTAGGGCTTGTCATACGGCGTCGCGCTGGCGAAGAGGACGGACTTAGCCCTTTCGACCGCACCCATAATGACCGCGCCCTGGCGGGTGGCGTCGAGGTTCTTGGCGGCGTGCGATTCGTCCAGGATCAGGACGGTCTCGGGCGTGATCGCCTGCGCAACCTGATGGATCTGGCTGTAGTTCGTGACGTGGATTCGGCCGGGCGTGAGGACCGGGTCCCGCGGACGATTCGGGCCGAGCCAACTCGTGATCTCAACGCCCATCGCGGCGGCGTCGTCGCGGAAGGATCCGCGAATCACGCCGTCTGGTGCCTTGAGGACCTCGGCCTTCGTGACGATCAGGACGGGCGCGCCGCGGTCTGCGTACGTCTGCGCGACCGCGAGCTCCTGGCGCGTTTTTCCAACGCCGGTTCCGTCAGAAAGAAGGAATCCGCCGTCGGGCTTGGGGCGATCCATGGCGGCTAACGCCTTGGCAACGCCCTGTTGCTGCGCGTCGGTCAGGTGTTGAGAAACGCGCGGAGCAATCCCAGAGGCATCGACTCGAGCGGTAAGGTTCGGTCGGACCGTGAGGACGGTTCCAATCCCTGCCGGACCAGGAAGGCGTCCAGCGCCTCGGCCGCCAACTCCTCCTGCGACATCGCGAACTCCGGCAACTCCGGGTTCTGCGGAGGGTTCGGCTCCAGCGGGGACGGTTCGGGCGGGTTGTCGTTTCGCATCGGCGACCTCCTTGACGGTGGGGCCCTCCGCTGCCCGCAGTGTAACCGGTTCGGGCTCCGGTTTCAAGGGCGGTGCTTCGGCGGCAGCGCGAATCGCCTCGGCTGCGGTCTTTGGCCGTCGGACCGTCACCGGCTTCCAGTCCGCCTCAGCGATTCCACGCAGTACGTCGAGCATCTCGTCAACATCGCCGGTCGGCGTGAGCGACGGCCGTTCCATGCCGCCCGCCCCCCTCGGCGGTCCGAGGCGGGCGGCCGCCTCGTCGATCACGACGCCGTCGATCGACCTCATGAAGTGTGGAACCGACATGAATTCCTCAAGGCCACGGATCGCCCGCACCTTCCCGGCCTCGTCCCTGATGACGAAGTTGAGCAGCTTGTTGCCTGGAGCGTCCACGAAGTAGGCCGCAAGCCCCTTCGCGATGGTGCTGACATCGCCTCCTTTCGTCCGGATCAGGCGGTTCGCTGCGATGACTTGTCCCGGTGTCAGACCCGGCCGCACCCCCTCGGGGCGGATGCGGTTCGTCTCCAGGAGCCGCAGGACCAATTCGGCATGCTCTTGTCGTCCGACAGCCGCCTCTTCCTCGAACGGAGCCCGCTCCCGCGCGTCGTCCAGCGAGAGCTCACCCGACGGTCTCCGGCTGCCCTCATCCATCGGGATCTGGTCGCCCGATTGGACCAACCGATCGGTCTCCGGCCCGACGATCCGCAGCTTCGCGGGGTTCTTCGTCGGCTCGACCTCGTACTTCTGACCGCTGATCGTGAACTCGTCGCCGGGCGCAAGGTCGCCGCCGCGGACGTTGACAAACCGCAGGGCAGGCGGCAGCTCCGGCTCTCTCGGAGGTGTCGGTACGGGCGGTTCCGGGATCCGTTCGGTCGGTGGCGGGACCGTTTCGCGTGGCGGGGTAGGCTCGAACATCTTCGTCCGCGCGGCTTCGGCAAGTCGTTTCCCCTGTTCCCAGAATTCCCTATCCGCAATCCGCTCTTGGGTGGGTGCCTCTTTTACTTGTTCGAGGAGTGTCTTAGGAATCTCTTTTGACCATCTGACAACGGGATGGCCAGCCTGCTGCCAGAACGTAAACCGCCCCCATGCTGGTGCTTCGACCCGATACTGACCAGGAGCCCACTCCCGGACAAACGGATCTCCACGTTCCGCAGCATCTCGCAGCCATTCCAGGGCTTTGCTGAAAATAGTGCGATGGTCCGGTCTGGAGCCGATCAAGGTCTCTTGATCACCAACGATATCAGCGAGATCGGACAGGGGCTTCGGCATCTTGGGGCCGATTACTTCGATGGTCGGGGCGGGCGCAAAGCCGGGCAGCCCGCCGGGCCTCTCCGCCCCGGCGGGAGCAGGGCGAGGAGGCACCTCCGCTCCCACCGGGGGCCGCTCGGGGACAGGGGCCGCAACGGGAGCTTCCGGCACCGCAGGTCGCTCGGGCAGTTCGATGCCCCCCCGTTCCCCCGCGGCGACCGCGGGCGGACCCGCGCGTCGAAACCCGGGACGGCGGGCCTCTGCCATCGTGGTCATCGCGTCGGCGGCCACGCGGCCGACCGTTTGGATTCCGCCCTTGACTCCGTCGGCGAGGCGATTCAGCCGGTCGAGCGAGGTCTGGTAGCGCGCGATCTGGCCTTCGATCTTGGCCGCCTGCGCGACGTTCCCGAGTCCACGCGCCTTCGTCGCCGTTTCGCTAAGCGTCCTGACGATCTTCGACAGGTCGCCGCGCGCGCCCAAAGCAAGCGTGGGATCGGTGAACGTGCTCCAGAGCCCGACCCCGATCCCTTCCGCGAGCGCGTCCAGCTCCTCCTCGGGAGTCTCCGGCTGGAATTTCCGCAATCCCTCCTTGATCGCGTCACGGAACCCTAGTTCCTTGACGACGTGCCTGGCCACGTCCTCGCTGGGCATGTGGGGTACGGCGGCCGGATCAAGCGTTCGTTGGACGAGCCCCAGCCCCTCCTTGCCGAGTTTGCGCCAGAACTGCGTTTCCTGGCCCTGCAGCGCCTTGCCGATCTCGCCCCCCACGATCGACAGCGCACCCTGGGCGGCGGCGAAGGGTGTTCCGAAGCCGACCATCGCTTGGCCCAGAACACCGCGGGCACCCGGACGCGCGTATGGGCGCGTCACGGCCTCGAACGTCGGGGCTCTCTCAAAAAGTGCCGCCGTCGTGATCGGGAGTTCCGGGCCCTTCGGACCGAGGAGACGGCGAAACCACTGGAGCGTCGGGTGGCGTCTCTCGAGGGCTTCGGCTGTGATCTCCTGCGTGCCAGCTGGCAGGCCTCGCCACTCCATTTCGCCACCGACCGGCGGAGTGGTCGGGGCCAAGGGCGCGGCCCCCTGCTGCTGGAGGCGGAACGCCCGCAGGAACCGGCTCATCGAATACCTCCGCCGGCAACCGCCTCCTGGAGCGCTTCGAGTTCCGTCTTTCGTTGGACGGGGTCGGCGCGAAGAGCGGCTTCCTCTTGGTCGGTCAGACCCTCTTCGTCGCCAATCGCATCGAGCAGCGCCCTCATCGTCGCGATGTCGGTGTCGGCGTCAACGTCGGCTCCTTGGGGTGTTGCCGGAGGGGACGGGGCCGCAGACGGGGTTGGCGTTGGACGCGGCGCTGTCGGCGGTGCAGCTCTCGGTCCCGCAGCCTCCGCCGGGCCGATCCCGGCCATCTCGCGGATCAACTGGATGTCCTGGCTGGGCAATAGCCGGTAGCGGCGCCAGCCCTCGACGATCTGCTCCTCCTCGGGAGTCTGGGGACCTCCCCTGCCCTCGATCGCTGCGGCCTGCTCTTTGAGTTTGCGCGCCGGACGCACCCGCCCGGAAATCGTGGCCCGCACTTCCTGCTCGGTTCGGCCCGACTTTTCGGCGATCTCCTCGACGATGTCGTCGCCCGTCGCGCTGGCGCCGTTCTCGTACGCCTGGACCGCAATCTTCTCCATGTCGGCAAGTGCCCTGCTGCGGACAACCTCATCACGCGCAGCGGCCAAGTCTTGCGACAGCTTGAGCCGCGCCTGCGCGATCCCCTGCATGACGTTCGCCCGTTCGGTTCGCTCGCCTGCGGCCTTCACCTTGGCTTCGCGCTCGGCCTTGCCCCTTGTCGCCATCGCCATCACCCAGTCGCTCCACTGTTGACGCTGCGCCGGGTCCGTGTACCCCGCGTCGTCAAGCAGCTTGTCGAGTGCCTCGGGTTTGATCTGCTCCGGGTCGAGTCGCGGAAGCTGTTCGAGGTCCCGCTGGGCGGTCCGCTGGACTCTCCCGGCCTCGACGCGCGCTCCCGTCGCAGCCGCACGCGCGGCCGTATCCTCGCGCGCCAAGCGCGCACGCGCGGCCGTAGCCTCGATTCCAAACTCCTGCCGTTTCTTCGCGCCGACCAACGTCCTGCCCTGCATCACGAGCTGCTTGACGATCGCAAGGCCCTCGCGCCGAGTCTTCGGATTCGTTGACCGGAGCATCTGGTTGACCTCCTTGGTCAACTGCGTCTCGGGATCGACGATCCCCATGACCGCGTGGAGCGCCGTGATCGCCTGCTTCCTGCCGGCGGTCGCACCGCGCACCAAGGCGGCAAACTCGCCAGTCCGCATCCCCAACTGCTTCTGGGCGTTCGGGTCGAACGCGAGGTACTGAAGCCGCGGATCGCCCGATTCGAGCGCGATCTTCCGCACGTCCGCTTCGGCCGCCTGGGCGCGTTCGCCGATCGGTCGCGGCAGCTTCGCACCCTCAGCAGCACCCATCCGGTAGCCCGTCGCGGCCGACGGAACCGGCGACGGCATTTCTTTCATCATGGCCGCCGCGTTCCGATCAGCCTCCTCCTGCCGCATCCGCGCCTCGATCGCCAAGAGGGAGGGCCGGGCCTCTGGCTCAACGCGAGGAGGTTCAGCCGGAACCGCGGGCACGCCGGCAGGGGCGGCGGGCCGAGCAACACCTTCCGGTTCGTTCTCGACCGCAGAAACACCTGGCGCACCCCTCTTCATTTTGAGTTGGAATTCCCTTTCGACAAACTCGGCACGCGACTGCTGGTCGGCATCCGGGAATGCCGTGTCAAACCGTCGTTCGATGTCGCCGAGCGCCTCCTCTTCGGTCGGGGCGACCGGCCTAGGGGGCAACGGTTCGTACTGTCCCGGCGGTTCTGGTTCCGGTTGAAGCGTTAGCGGCTCGCCGAGCGCCTCGCGGGCCTTGCGGGTCCGCTGTTCCAAGTCGGCATCGGCAACGGCCTTGCCCCATTTGGCGACGGCAAATTGGTATCGTTCGTCGCCGACCCGCGGGCGACCGGCGGGCGACTCCGGCGACACACGAGCGGGCAGCACGGCCGACGGCTCGGCCGGGGCCTCGCGCAGCTCTTCCTCTGGCCTCATCTGAACCGCACCGGCCTCTCGGCTTTTTCGTTGACGATGAGCCAGATCGGCCTCGGCAATTTTCTGGTCCCACTGCCTTTCCACCCTCTGGTACCGCATGTCGCCGCGCTCCGGCATCGCGGATGGCAAAGCTGGTACCGGAGGGGGTGGCGGTGCGAGCCGGGCCTCGCGCGGTTTCGTCTCCGGTTCGGTCGTCTCCAGCTCGGAGCGCAACTGGTCCAGTTCTCTTCGCATCGGATTGAGAATTGCGTCCGACTTCCTGGCCTCCGCGATGCTCGTGCTCGGCGGGTAGACCTTCAACCTGATTTCCAGATCGCTGATCCGGTTTGTTAAGGCGACGCGCCGATTCAGGGCATCTTCTTCCTCCGGGGACAAATCGAACTTCAAGCGTGGACCTTCGACCGGAACGCCAAACATCCTGGACTTCTCTTCCCACGCCCGCTTTTCCGCAGCTCTATCGGGAGGCGGGGGAGCCGGAAACCTGGTGTCGACCTCCGGCGGAGCCGCGAGAGTCTCGTCGTCCCGGCCGAGAACCGCGCGCGCGAACTTGGCGTACGGACGACGCGCGCGACGCCCGGCAATGCTGGCAAAGTCGATGAAGTGCGGCATGGCGTTTCCTACAAGCCCCCGACGCCCGGAATGTAGTTCTGAAGGAGGTTCAACGCGAGGTCCGAGGACTGCGCCTGCGCGCGTCGCTGCTGCTCGGCCCGGATCACGGAGGCGGTCAGTTGCGCGCCGGTGTTCATATCCGTGTACCGCTGCCGTGCCATCGGACTGGCAAGGAGGCGCTCGAGCGCCACGTCGTCGAGGTCGTCGAGGTTCACGGGCCCGGGTGGCGGCAGCCCCGTCGGCTCGCCGAATCCGCTGATCCCCGCGCCGACCGTTCCGCCGCCCGCGAAACCACCGCCGCCGCCTCCGGTCAACCCTTGGGCGCGCTGCTGGCTGGCCTCGATCCTGGCCGCAAGCGTCGCGGCCGTTTCGCGCTCCCCGGACTCCGCCCGCGCCCTCTCCTGGTCGCCCCGAAGGATCTCCAGCCGTTCGCGTTCCAAGTCCATCGCTTCCTGACGCGCCAAGAGGTCGATCACGCCCTTGGAGATCACCTCGTCGGCCAGCGACCCGGCGTAGGCCGAAACCTTGTCGTAGACACCGCCCGGCATCCGCGATCCCAGGGCCGAAATCGTCCCTTCCTGCGCGGCCGACATGGTCCGGGCCTTCTGGGGCTGCATCGCCGCGATGTACTGGGCGACGAGGTCCTGACGCGGCCCGCGGGCGATCGACTCGGACAGCGACCGAATGGCGGTCGGTGCGACGGTCGGTGCAACGCCCGGTTGCGGGCGCTGGCCGGGGATCTGGCCCGCCCTGTAGAGCTCCGAGACCCCCGCTGGGGCCCCCGCTCCGATGCCGTAGCGGGCCGTCATCTGCTGACCGCTCGAGAACGGGTCCATCAGGTCGGGCCGATACTTCTCGGTTCCGCCCGGCAGCCCCAAGAGCGCCTCGGCCTGCGTTTTCGGCGCGCCAGCGAACGCCAAGTTTTCGATCGGCTTCTGGACGTACTGCCTGATGTTCGGATCCCAAACGGTCTGGTAGCCCGTTGGCATCCCAATCCCGACTTGGTAGGTCATTGCAGGATCCTCGACTACAGTCCGGCGCGCAAGCGGCGTCTGCGTTCTTCTTCAGTTTCCCATTCGGATTGCGTATCGCGCAGAACCGTCGGCGCCGTCAATCGGAATGGTGCTGGCGCCGCACCAAGAGCGGGCATCGTCGGCAACGGAGGCGGCGCGGCAAACGGCAACGTGGTCGATGGGAACGTCGGGGCCGGCATCCCCATCGCCGCCGCCCGCTCCGCCATAGCCTCTGGCGTCCTGCCGGTTGCGCCCCAAGGATCAAGGGTTGCGATGGGCGGTGGACCGACCGGCGCTCTGAGCGGTACGCCGGACGCCAGACCTTCGGCGAGTTTGCGAGCATAACTCGGCTGGGCATAGGGATCCTCGAACTGCGGAGCAGGTTCCGACTTGAAATCGCCAAACGGCATGACGTTGCCGCCGTAGCCGATCTCTCCACTCGGCTTGATCCCGTAATCACCAGACGTGGAGGCCGCAACCGGCTGCTGCCGCACGAGCGGTTTGTCCCAGGAGCCAAATACGCGGGTCATCGGCTTAGGTGTCACCATTGGGCTTGCGAAATAGTCGGCATAAGGATCCCTCGCCGGCACAAGACCTCCTCCTAGGCCGCTGACGGGATCGTAGGGCGCGAACGACAGAGCCCGTGTAACTGCAGGAGGCATCTCGTTACCCCTCCGTCAAAGACGGGCTGTCGTCCTGGGCGTACAGGAGCGCGCGTCTCAAAACCATCGCCTTCTTGTTGACGGCGCGGAACCGCATCCGCCAGTAGTTCGCTCGGCGCGGATCGCCGTCGCGCACGACGTTGGCCGGATAGTCTACCACGCCGTTCCGGTCCACCACAACATCGCCCCCGTAGTCGCCCCACCTGGGGCCGGTCGCTTCCAAAGTGATCGCTCCGGCCGGGATCTCCCGCCAATCCACGTCGGTGTCCGGGTCGGCGTCGTTTGGCCCCAAGCTGACCGTGATGGTTCCGCCAGCCGACACGTCGCACATGATCCTGGCGCGCAGCGCCGCGTAGTCGCCGAACGCCTCCTGAAACGCAAGCGCGGCCGTGATGATGTCGTTATCGACGTCGGCTCCCTCGTCGTCGAAGACGGTCGTGTCGTACTTGACGACGAAGGCGCGCAGAGCATCGCCGAACAGGATCTGGCCGGTCAGGAAATACTTCACGAACAGGTTCACGTTCCAGCCGGTGAAGATCGTGACCGGCAGCCAGGGCTTCCGCAGGTGGAACACGTACACCCGGTTGGGCGTCGTCTGGCCGGTGCCGAACGGAACCGCCACCCACAGCCGATCGTCGTCGATGACCGAAGCGCATTTGTCGATCGCCGCCTTGTTGACCGACTTCCAGTCGGGCTCGATCAAGCGCGACAGGTACTTCGGGGTCTGGCCCTCGAGCGCGTAGATCCCATCCTTGGCGACGTAGTAGATCGTCCCGCCCGCCGACCCCTTGTCGTCGAGCACGATCGAGTACGGCGCGATCGCACCGTGGTACCGCGTCCCTACCTTCCGCGTCACCAAGTTGACCCCGGGCGGGTCGGGGTTGTTTCCAAAGATGAGGAAAACACCGCCCTCGGTGAACGCGACCAAGTAGTCCTCTAGCGACACCAGGCCGGTCGGGATCCCGTCGGCCGGCTGGACGAACGGCAGGAAGTTCGACAGATCCCAGGTCTCGCCGTCGTCCCGGTTCGAAAGAAACATACCGTACAGCGTCGGTCCGAACGCCCACAGCCGCCGCTTGTGCCACGCGAGGTATCGGAGGCTCGTCGGCGCGCCCGGCACCGCGATCGTGGCGGCCGCTACCCCGTCCCACTTCCGCATGGCCTGGCCGTTGGTCGCCATGTAGATGAAGTTCGTCCCGCCCTTGAGTGCCTCGGCGAATCCGTAGCGCGCGCCCACCAGGAGCCCACCGGTCAGGACGGTCTCGACCCCGCCGGTCAGGTTCGAGATCGTGGCCCCGTGCGTCACCACCAACTTGTCGGTGAACATCCCCTGCGACCAGTAGAGCGACTGCGGCGCCGCCCCGGTCGATAGCGCGACCGCGTTGTATTTCGAGGTTCCGAACCGCTTGACCGCATCCGAGTTTTCGATCGTGCAGTTGAGCGCACGGGTCATGGCATTCGGCGGCAGGCGCTCGGACTTGAGCCGCGACACGTACCCCATGTCGAAGCCGTCGATCCGCGCGATCGGATGGCCCGTATCGGCCGAACGGACGCCCATTACCAGCCTCCCAGCCCGCTCCACATCATTTGGTCACCCGCATCGACCTCGCGGACTTGGTGGCCTTCGGTCAGGACGTAGCGGCGCACCGCTTCCTTCTGGACCTTGAGCCGTTCGGCCTGGTGCTTCTGCTCGTAGACCTGCATCATCCGCGCGTTCCCGTACCGCCCGTACGCGCGCGTCATCGCGAAGTAGAGGACAGCCGTCGCGTCGCCATAGTTGAGCGGCACCGGGTCGGTCGCGATGTAGAACGCGGCCGCTGCCGTCTCTTCCCGGTACTGCTGGTCCAGCGTTACCTCTCCGTCGCCGACCACCGACTTGATCCGGTAGAACCGGCTCGGCTCGGCGCTAAACTGCTTTCCCTTCCCGATCCACTGGCCGGGTCGGAGCTTTTTGGTCCACAGGTTCGTGACCGGTCCCGTCACGGTCGGCGAGTTCTGGGTGAACGTCGCGGTCCCCGTCGTCTCCCTGACGAGAAGGACCGGATCGGGCAGGCCGACGTACCAGACCCGCACCGCCCCGTCGGTGATGACGAACGCCGATCCGGCCGCCGTGTCCTCGTCCCAGGTACCTTCCATCGTGAGCGACGTCGCCGACTCGACCGACAGCACCCGGCGGTAGCGCGTCGGGTCGGAGGTCCGTCCGATCGCGAATCCGGCCGCGATCCCGGCGGCAACCAGGTCGGCCCCGCCGGCGAACGTCACGACGGCCAAACCGCGCGTGAACGTCGCGGTGCCGGTCGAGTATTCCACGACCGTCGGCCGTTGCCAGAGCCCGAACCGGCTGGCGTCGAAGAAGTAGGCGACCGGGAGCGACGTGGTCGGGAGCACGAGGCTGTAGCCGGTGAATTTCGTGTCGATCAGCCGGAGCTCGCGGTCGCGGTACCAGACCATCTGGAGCTTGTCGAGGTAGCCGGGGATGATGTCAGGCAGGTCGTAGAGTTGCTGGTTCGACTTGGCCGGAAAGATCCACTCGCGCCGGAAGCACATCGACTCGCGGGCGAGTTCGGCGGCCTCTTCGTTGATCCACGACAGGATCTCGGAGTCGTGGATGAGGGCGGCGGACTTCTCCTTGGCGACTCCGCGTACCTCGCGGACCATTTCGTACAGCGTTCGCACGGGCAGTCCTCTCTACGACTGCCACTCCGAGGTCGGGTCGTGAGCCATGTCGGAGTATTGGGCCTCGACGTGGATCACGGCCGTTCCGGTCTGGATCAGTCGTAGCTTGGCCGCGTTCTGGGTCACCTTCCCGTGTCCGGCCCAAGGCCATACGTCGAATGCCGCGGTCGCAGTGTCGCCCCGAGCGAAGATCCGCGGCGTCGAGCCGGTGTCCTCGATCCGGTACTTCCCGGCCGCCCCCGTCACGACCGAGACCATCAAGGTCTTGACCCAGTAGCGGTTCGACCCGTCCGGGTTGGCAACGGGCGTCGACGCGATGACCGCACTCGTAGCGGCCGAAAGCGTCACGTTCCTGTTCAGGAGCCCCACGGGATTCCTCCCTACCGAATCGCCAAGATCGGCACGCTCGCCCTGACTGCCTCGATCAATGCGTCGAATCGCGGCAATGTCTCGTCCGCCGAAGGACCAGCGCCGACCAGAACGAGGTCCTCTCCGACGCGCGTCCGCAGGTCGTCCAGCAAGACGCAGGGCGGAACCGGGTTTGGGAAAAGTGCGTTGGCCCGGGCAGACCCGCGCCAGCGGGCGCCGAAACGCGACACCGAATTCCTCGTGAGCTGGGCCTCGATGTCCGGCCCCAGGATCGGATCGGCCTCGACACCGCCATCCTTCGGCCGGTCGGCGTCCGGCATCAACCTGATGCGAATTGGGAGAATCGACCTTCCGTGCATGTAGCACCACCCTTCGGTCGCACGGGACCACTCTTCGATCCGCGAAAGGGCGCGCTGCGCCTCCAGGACGAATCCGTGGTTCGTGTGGCAACGCTTGCCGGTGTGGTCGTTCGCCTCGAGGACCGGCATCGCGTAGTGCGTCCGGAACGTCGCGTCGGCCGCGTGCTCCGGGCCGCCGATCTCCCATGAGTAGTCGTACCCGAACAGGTGCAGCCGCCGGACCGACGGAAATTCCTTCAAGGCCAGCGAGAGAAGCGTGCCGCCAACGGTCCTGGCGTTGTCGATCACGAGTTCCGGATCCCGCCACGCCGAATCCGTGAAAGCCCGCATCGACAAGGCTGCGTGGACCCAGAACGCTACGGCGCCGCGCCACGCGAACGTCAGTGCCGGATCGGCGGACGCTGCGGCCAAAAGCGGAACGTCCGGGAACTCGTCTGGATAGACGTAGCCCGCCCCATCCACGGCGAACACGAGGTCCGGCCGGACGCCGTGGCGCGCGAGCGCGGGTACGGCGTGGTCGCACGCGAGAACAACCGGCTTATCCATCCTGCCCTACTACGCCACGCGCACGCCCGAAACGTAGACGATGCACGATTCGTCGGTCGAGGCCGTTCGGGTCCGAGTCACCCGGAGCGTGCCACCGGCCGCGATCTCGTGCGCCGCATCGTCGATCGTCGTCGCCCTGGCGATCGTCGTGTCGGCGATGTCGATCGACATGGCGTTGGAAATGACGGATGCACCGTTCTTGACCTGGATGGTGCCTGCGCCGCCTCCCGCCGCCGTGGTCTTCTCCAGATGAACGTCGGTCACGCGGATCTTTACTCCGGCCGGCGTCGTGAAATCCACATCGCCGGTCGTACCGGCCGGGATCGTGAGCATGAGACGGAACGGCAGGCCAAAGTCCGACGCGGCCAGTGCGCCGGCTGCCTTCTGGGCGATGTCGGCCGACGACCGAGTCGTGAGTTGCCGGGCCAGACGATCTTCGCCGACCACCCCGGCCAAGGCGAAGGCGTCCAGTTCCGCTTCGGTTGCGTACATGTTGACCTCCTGCTACCAGCCGGTCGTGTGCCTGCGGAACGCCACCTTGACGCGCACAACGTTCGCGGCGTCGCCGCCACCGAATTCACCGTCCCCGGTGTTGTGGAGAACCAGCGACTTGACCTCGGAGGCGGTCTTGGCGGCGATCACGTCGGGCTTGGGGATCGCGGTCGTCATGGTGTCGACGGCCGCATCCACGAAACCTGACGCCTCGATCGTCTGCGACACCTGAACGCCGGAACCGGAATCGTACTTGACCGCCAAGTTGTCGTCCGACTCGGTATACGCCGCGGTCCGGTCGAAGATCAGAACCGCCGAAACGAACTCCAGGACCTTGCCCGCTGCCGGAGCCGCGACCAGTTCCTTCGGGGTCGCCCGGAGCGCCAGCATCTGGGCGTTGGTGATCGTCACCTCGGCGTACTGGATGGTGTTTTCCTGGAGGATCGCGGTATCGACCGACGCGAGCTGCATGTCGGTCTTGCCGATCTTGCGGTCCTCGCGGTCGAGCAGATTGAATTCAATCACACCGGCAACCGCGGCCACCGCGATCCGCCCAACGACCTGCTGGACCGAATCGCCCGTCGGGGCCGTGAGGGTGAAGCCCCCGGCGGTTGCCGAAAGGTACACGGGGTCGCCGACCACGCCGGCCGAGGTGTCGACCCCGGTCTTGCGAAACGCCTTGACGACCGTGCCGTTCGAGACGTCGGCAATCGCCGCCGACAAAACGTAGTCCGCGCGTCGCCCAGTCGCGGCGTCCGCATCCGCCTTCGCGATCGTGAAGCGCGTGTTGGCTTCGTTCCACGACGAGATCGCGACCAAGTCGCCCGCCGCCAGCGGCGCGCCGGTCACGTTACGGACGTCCAGCCCGATGTCGACGGGCTGCGTGCCGCCAGCCGGTAGGAACCCGCCGCCCTGCGCGACGATCGTATCGGCGTCGAGCATCCACACGATCTGGCCGACGCTCGCCGAGACCACCGCGATCCGCCCGACGATCTGGGCGAGCTGCATCGAGCCGGTCGGCTTGGTCAGCGTGAAGCCGCCTGCCGTGGCCGACAGGTAGACCGGATCACCCACCGCGCCGGCCGACGTGTCCTTGTTGGCGGCCGAAAGCGCGAACTTCTTGACGAACCCGATCTCGCCGTTGGCGATGTCGCCGGTCACGACGTACTGGGTGCGGGTCGTCGGATCGTCGGCATCGCCCTTCGCGACGACCGGCATTTCCTTCGCAGCCGACCAGCTCGAGATGTAGACCAGCGTGTCCCTGGTCAGCGTCCCGCCGCTGGAATTGAGGACTTCGAGGTTGGCGGTGTCCATGCCCGACCCGACCCCGGCGGCGACCGACGTGGCAAGCGAAAGTCTGCTCACGGATGATCCTCCTGGAGCGGGGACGGAGCCCCGATAGGCCCCGTCCCCGGCTATCGGTTACGCGCGAACGACGGTTTCCCGGGCAATCAGGAAGCCGGTGACACTCGTGACGGTCGTGCCGCCGGTCTCGATCGCGAAGAAGTCGTGCGGCAGGCCCGTCGCGCCGGAGAGCGTGGTCTGCGCACCACTATCGACAATCGCGGCATCGGACGCATCGACGAGGAGCCCGTTGCCTGCGGTGTACGTGGCGGACGGCACCGTGAGCGAGATCCCCGGCCCTTCCTTGAAGAACAGGCCATAGGCCCCATCAGCAACCGCTTCCTGCGCGATGACAAGTCGCTGACGCTCGCCGACCGCCACGGTCTTCGCGATGACTGCAGCGCGCCCGTTCTTGCCCGCCGTCTTGAGCCACGTGACGCGCATCCCGTCGCCCGCCACGATCGCCGAACCCGTGTTGTTGAACAGCCGTTCCATCGTGCGGCCCTGACCGTCGACCAGCACTTCGTACTGGTTGATGTCCCTTTGGACGCCTGCACCGTACATGGTGGTCCTCCGTTTTCATCGGGGGCCCGGGCGAGCCGAGCCCCCGTGGCCGTCGAATGCACCCGAACGCTACGCGTCCGGGTCCAAACCCTTGATAACCAGTTGCCGGTCGCGGCGCGAGGTCGCGATGTTGCCGGAGAACAGGATCCGCCACGTCTTGGCCCACATTTCTGGCATCTGGATCGGACCTTCGACCGAGAAGTTGAGGTCCGGGTGGATGAACATGTCGAGGTAGTCGGTCTGGAGCAGGTACAGGTTGGCCGACGCGTCGGACACCGGGCAGTACGTGTCGGCGTAGATCGGCACGCCTTGGTAGACGAGGCTGGTGAAGCCAGCCTTGCGCGTCTCGTCGTCCGAATCGGTGACGTACCGTTCCTGGGGCTGGAGCAGGCTGTGGAACTTGGCCCAGAGCAGCGGCCGGGTGATACCCAGGTTGGACTTGTCGGTTCCGCCGTCCCACGTCCGCGCCCACTGCTTGGTGAAAAGGGCCAGCGTGAAGCTCGCGACCGTCACGGTCTTGGCGGCCCAGACGGTCGTGCCGGTCGGCCCGATCACGTCGGCCGCGGTCAGCTTCCCGTACGGGTCGTTGTCGGTCACGGCCCGGAGGCCGATCAGATCCTTGGCGCCGTCGGCGGCCGATGAATAGACGGCGGTCCCAACCAGGTCCCACATCGTGTCCATCGCGTTCTGTTTCCGGACCGCGATGAATTCCTTGATGGCGTCCTCGCCCGTGACCTTCGCGGCGTCCGTCCCGTAGCACGGGATCGGGCACACGCCGAACTTGTAGTCGTACTGGGCGGACGTGACCGCAGGATTCTGCGGGTTGGGCAGCGGGTCGTCCTTCGTGAACCACTTGGCGCCGCCCTGGGAGGTGTAGAACAGCGGGTACTTGACGCCGTCGGTGTAGCGCCGCATGATCGGGGCCTTGCGGCCCTCCTTCATCAGTTTGATCGCCAGAACCGACTTGTTCTTCCAGTTGGTCTGTACTTTGGGGACGATCGACGTCTTGATGATTGCGGTGACGTCGTCAAACGTCAGGGCCATCTTGTTCCTCCTTGGGCACCGAAACGGCGGACGCTATTTGATCCAGCCCTTCTTCTGCATCCACAGCTTCTCGGCCAGGTTGAAATGTTCCTCCGGGAGTTTGAGTTTCTCGGCTTCCGTGTACTCGTCGAGCGGCCGAATCGTCGCGGACGCCGCAGCCGGGGGCGAAACGCCTGCGGGTGTCGATCCGGCGGCCTCCACGGTCGCCGCAACCTTCACGGCGGCCCCGTTCTGGGCCTCCTTGAACGCAGCAACCCGGGCGGTCCGGAAGTCGTCCGTCAACACCGTCAGTCCGACTCGCAGGGGATCGCACGACAACCGCCAGAGACGCGCGCGTTCCGGGTGACTCTCCGGGTACCGCTGGGCATCGACCTGGAGTTTGTGGCACGCCTCCGCGACCTTCCCGAGTTGCGTCTCGGTCAGCGACACGCCCGCGACTTCCGCGGCCTTCGCGAGATCCCCGAACGAGCTCTCGATCGCGTCGGTAAGCGCGTTGCGCTCCTGCGCGACCTGCTGTGCGCGTTGCTGGCCCTCGATGTATTCGACGGCCTTCGCGACGCGGTCGGGAATCGGTTGCGCCTTCGGATCCTTGGGCTTGTCGGCTAGGGTTTCGCCCAGTTCGGCGAGTTGAGATTTCGTGAATTCCGCGATCTTATCGAGCAGCCCTTGGGCCGCTTCGGACCCGTGGGATGCGGTCACCGCTTTCACCGCACGGTCGATCTCGAGCCCACCGCGCGCGTCGTCCATGAGGAACTGGTGTTTCAGTCCCATCTGGACGAAGGGGAGCGCCTGCTCGGCGGTGAGATAGAACGACTTCCCGTCCACCACGTACTCGCGGACCACCGGCCCTTCGGGCTCGGTCTTGGGCGGTTCGGGCGGCGGGGCGGGGGCGACGGTTGGGGCGGGCGGCGGCGTTACGGCTTTCGGGGTTTCCTTCGTGGGTTCCGGCGTCGTCTTGGCGGCCTCCGGCTTTGCTGGCGGAGGTGCAGCGGCCGGTGGGGTGCCGAATCTGCCGGACTCGTCGGCGTGGTCGCCCGACAACAGACGCGCGATTAGGTCCTGTTGGCCCGGCGGATCGTCCGATGTCGACGTCGGCGGCGCCGCTGGAGCCGGCGGGGACGCGACAGCGGAAGCGAACGGATCGGCCACGAGATCCTCCTTGCCGAAAACGAAAACGGGCCGGTTGGAGTTGTTGGCCTCCAACACGGCCCGTTTTCGTGTACGTCTCCGGGAGCTACCCGTGGACGCTTCGGTTTCGTCTTACGATTTTCGACCCAGTAAAGTCAAGAAGATTCTACACCGCATTCTGGACGAACGCCGGAGGCGCTTGGGTCGGCACACCCGACCCCATCTCCGACCCGACCGGTACCTCCGGTTCGGCCCCGGCCTCGGGGATCGCCGGCACGCCCGCGGCGGCCGGAAGCTGCGGCGCCTGACCCCCCTGTTTCATCGCCGCCATCTGCTGCTGTTGCGCCATCGCTTCCCGCCTCATGCGCTCGAATTCGGCCATCATCCGCACCTTCTCCTGTTCCGGGACGTCCAGGAGCTTCCAAACGTACTGGCGATCGACCGCCCCGATCTTGAACAACTCGATCGCCTCGACCAGCATCGCGCGCCGGGACAGCGGGCGACCCGACACGCCGTTGACGCGAACGACGTACTCGCCGATCGACACGTCGTTGAGCATGATCGGCTGCGGCTTGTCGCCCGGGAACTTCGGCGGAATCACGTCGAGCACGCGATTGACGACGAACGCGGTTACCTCTTCGTTCCGGCCCAGCACGAGGCCCTTGGGGTCCAACGATGCCAGACGTTCGGGCGGCGGTGGTCCCACCAAAGGCAGGGTCTTCTCCTCGGTCCAGAACTGCTGGATGTCCGACACGATCTGCTCGCCCAACCGCTTCATCGCGACCTCGAGGTTCCGGGCCTTCTGGCGCACCCGCGTCTGGGCGGCCTCGCGCATCTGGGCCACCAAGACGCCCGACGCGCCCTTGAACGGCAACGCGCCCTCGGGCGCATCGCCCTGCCCGGTCAGCGCGCGGATGTGGCCCTCGTTCATCGACAAGAGCGAGAACATGACCGGGCTGATTGGGATCGGCGGCATCCAGTACGGCTTTCCGCCTCGCTCGTCGTACGGCAACGCGAGCCCCGGTTTCACCATCCAACTCGTCGAATCGAAGCCGGACAGCGCACCGAAGAGGAGCGGCGGCATCATACCGACCCGGATGCAGTCGAGGATCATGCCGTGCGTCAGGTTGTGGGTCGTGTTCGGGCCCTTGATGTCGTGGATCTCGGGCCGGCCCCAGAACTCGCTGTCCCAGTCAAAGTTGTTGAACTTGACCAGCGGGATCCGACCGTTCCGCCGGCGGATTGGACGGTCGGCCAGAACCACGTCGCCCGACAGCGTGATGTGACGCCACGTCGGGTACCGGTCGCGGTTGGGGTCGCGCATGTAGAACTGCCAGACGCTCGCGCCCTGGGCAAATTTCGTGTCGCCCGATCCGCTCTCCGGCGTCAGCGTGTAGAACTGCATCGGGTTTTTGCCCGCGAGGTCGTACATCGTCGCCGCGTTGCGGAGAAAGTGCCCGCCCGGCACCGACTCGCGCGGTCGGCGTTCGCCATCGTAAATCGGCTCGGTCAGGACGGCCTCGGCTTTTACCCGCGGGCCCTGGCGCGGGTAGAGTTGGCGGATCCGGTAGAGCGGCAGCCACGATCTCACCAGCACGAACTCGCACTGTTCGACGTCGATCCCGCCCAGCACCATCACGTCGTACGTGTCGCGCTGGCGGACGATGATCCGCTTCCGGAAGGGATCGTAGTCGGTCTCGAAGAAACCGGTCCCGAGGATTGCGGCTGAAAGGAGCACCTGGGGCAAGAGCAACTCGAAGTCTTGGTCGCGCAGAACCCATTCCATCGACTCGTGGAGCGCGGCGGCCGTGTGATAGTTGGACGGATCGAGCGCCATAACCTCAGGTCGCGGCCGATTGTCGGTGAGGAGCGCGATCGACGGGATGATGGCGGAGGCGCAGAAGTTCGTGGTCGGGGCCGATTTCCACAGCGGGCGGTTCCAGGGCCAGTGGTTGCCCTGGAAATACCGTCCGTTCTCCCACCAGACATGATCGAACCGCCGTCGCTCGGCGCGCGCGTGGTCCTTGATCTCGCGGAACAACCCGACGGCCCGTTCCTCGGCCGCCTTGTTCGATCCGACGGGCGCCGTCACGTCGATTTCGGCAATCGCCTCCACCCGCTACTCCTCTTCGGCCGGAGGACGTTCGAGGCGGGCACGGAAGGTCGTTGGTCTTGCGGGCGGCGGGGGTGGGCTGAACTTTCCGCCGACCAGTCCTTCGGCGACCCGGCGTCTGGTCGATTCGCCCGCGACTTGGCGCTCGATCTGCTCCGGCTTGACGAACACGAACGTCTCGCCATCCTCCTCGTAGCGTTCGGCCCCTTCGGCCCGGACCTCGACCTTGTCGCCGACCTCGTACTCGCCCGCCACGTCGGGCCCGACGGCGCAGACCTCGCCGGAGGTCGCGTCCGGAGAGTCCAGGCAGACCGTCACATGGCCCGACAAATCCGGCTCGGTTTCGGGCTCGGTCTTGCCGGGTGCGGCTGCGGGGGGCGGAGCGCCGGCGTCCGGGGCCGGCGTCATCATGTCGTCCATGTGGGGCATGCTATTCCCCCTTCTTGCCGTAGCCAGTCATTTTCGTCCCGCCACTCAGCCGGCGCTCGATCCATGCGGCGAGTGCGCCGGGATCGCGTACGCCCTTGCGTTTGGCGAGCTTTGCCTTGAGTTTCGCAAAATCTTCCGGCATCCCGTATCCTCCTATCCGCCACCCACTCGACCCGTCGGCTCGACGCCCATCTTCTTACAGATGTCGTCGTGCTGCTTGACCGACGAGATCCAGCGGCCGAGCGACCGATTGTAGTACGTCGCGAATCCGCCGCCCTCGATCAGGAGTCCGCGGCGACCGGCCGAAAGATCCTGTGCCATGCGATTCCCACAGGGACAGACCGGAAAGTTCTCCGGCCGGTATTCGGCCATCGTCAGGAACACGTCGCGAATGGTCGCCGGGCAGCAGCGCGCAAAAAAGTCGTGGGTCGGCATCGCCATTCCATCCATCAGCCGCCGTTGTTCATGAACCCTTGGTCGCTCGCCCCCGGGCGCCTGGCCGCCGCCATCTGTTCGGCGAACCGCTGCATCATCACCTTCTCCATCTCGGCCATCTGTTCCTCGCTCGGCGCAGATCCGAGGACAGGCCCCATCCGCGGCGGCGACGCGGCGCGCCGGCCGATCCAGAATCCGGCGATGAAGGCGAGGAGGAGGAACGCGAACGTCGCGGCGCCGGAGAGCGCACCGACCATGGCGGTCTCGTTCATTCGGCGTACTCCCGACCGGTGTTGACGTTTCGGATCGGCAGGTTCGGCTTGGGAAACTCGGCCATCTCGTCGGTCTGGATCGAGACGTGGGGCGGCGTGTAGACCCGTTCCATCTTGCCGCCGCAGGTGCAGGCCACCGAGTCTTTCGGCTCATCCCGGATCGGACGCCATTCGTCGGCGGTCCGGCCGCAGGCGCAACGATACCCGTCACGAACCATTACCCGACCTCCTCGGCGGAGTAGCCGGCGGCGTAGAGCCCGACCGTGTCGGCGTTCCAGAGTTCCATCCGGGTCAGCCGGTCCTTGACGTCCTGGCGAACGGTCTCGGGGACCGACATAACCTTCTGGGCATTGGGGTACGGCGCCTCCCAGAGCACCTTGCCTACGATCGCGATCCCCTCCTGCCTCACGCCCCCTTCGGTCCACGGTCGCGCGTGGAGTTGGCTGGCGTCCTCGATGTAGACGGGAAACCGCTTGGTCGGGGGCTCCCCGGTCCACCGGACGACTTCGACCGGCGTGTACTCATCGACCGGCTTGGTGCAGAACGGGCAGCGAACCAGCACCTCGTGGGCCGGGCTGCGCTTCCGCAACTTGTCGCGCTCATCCACCAAGAGCTTCCGCAACTTGGGGTCGGCCTTGACGTGGTCGCAGTCCTCGAGCGGCTTCCGCAAGACCTTGAGGCAGTCGGCGACCCGCACCGGGACTCCGTAAACCAGCGCAACCATCGACATCGACATCGGGATTCTCCTATCCGGCCTACCCAGGCCATCTCTCTGTTACATTCCGATCGGCCTCCGAGTCAAGAGGATTCAGCTTGTCGAGGTCGATGAACGTCTCGGAGTTCCGGTCGCCCCCCATCCGGACCGGCTCCTGGGGCCCGAACACATCGGACGGTTGGAGTTCGTAAACCGGTCCTTCGTGGGGCATCGGCACGCCGGACTCGTTCTCGACCAGCCAGCGGATTGCGGTCGCCATGACGTCCGGCACGTCGTCGCCCCGGCACGCCGGGTAAGCGCAGAACTTCATCAGGGCCGACTCGGGCACGGCCGTCGTGACCAGGAGATCGCCGCGGCTGACGTACGGCACGATCGATTCGATGCGGTCCTCCTTGGGGATCGAGATTTCCTGGCGGATCGGCCGGATCGGCAGACGCCCCATGCCGGCACGCGCGGCCTCTCGTTCGACCGCGGCGAGCAGGTCCTCCGCGCGGTTGGACTCGGGCAAGAGATACGACGGCAGCCACCTCTGGTAGAACGCCAGCGTCCGCGCGATCCTCTGGTTCGGATCCCATCGGCCGTGCTCGGCGTCCAGCCAGACGAACTTTCCCTTTCGTTCGCCCGACCGGTAGAGCCCGACCGCCACGATCGCAGTCTCGTCGGCGGTGTCGGACGTCGTCGAGGCCGGATCGACCGCCATGACGATGAGGAGGTCGCGCGGCCTGGCGCGCGGCTGGACCGGATCGACCAAGCAGCTCTGGGCCCGGAGGGTGGCGATCGGGAACCACGCCTCGGAGTCGGGCACGTCCTGCATCAGGTAGTCCCGACCGAAGAGGATGGGCCCCATCTCGCGCTGCTGGTCGCGGAGGAAGTCGCGTGGGCATCGTTCGGGCCACAGGACCTCGCAATCCGAATCGTCGAGCGAGCCCTTCCGGACGCAGGAAAAAATCCGCGCGAGCCAGCCATCCCGCGGGGCGCGGTCGCGACCGTTGCCGGCGTACAGCGACACGAGGCTGTCGGGATGGACGAGCGTACCGTCGAGGACGATCTGGGTGTCCTTGCGGCGGGCGCCGATGGCGGTCTGACGCCACCACTCATCAAGGTCCCGGCAAAGCGACGCGCTGCGGCACTGCTTGATGTCCTGTGGGTCGTCGAACACCAAACGGTCGGGGTGCTCGCCCAAAACCTCGCCGCCAATCGGACGCGCCAGGATCGTGACCGACCGACCGCCGACGTCGAAGTTGATCTCCTCCTTCTCCATCCACGGGCTGCGCGGCGTAATCGAGTACAGCTTCGCCAAGAGCGGGTTGTCGGTAATCTCGCGGCCGACCCGGATCAGCCACTTCCCGGCCGCCGATTCGGTGCGCTGGAGTAGGAGCGGTCGATTCTTGCGGCCGTTCAGCGTCTCGAAGAGGACGAGCACGACGTTGAACAGCGTGGACTTGGCGTGGTCACGGGCGACGGCCGCGACGAGCTTCGGGTTGTCCAGCGCATCCTGGGCCAGGACATAGTGGCACTGGGCGGGGGGAGTCAGGCAGTGGCGCGGCAGGTACGCGGCACCCCAATCGACGGGGCTCTTGACGACGCGGTCGCGGTAGGTCTTGGCGTGCCGGTCCCAGTCGATCGCGCGTTCAGGGTCGTACGTGAGGCCCGTTTTAACTTCCATCAGGCGCATCCAGCAGGGGCGGCCGTTTGCCCGCGGTCGCAAGCCAGTTGTCGAAGCCCTGATCGAACGCCTTGGTGACCTCGCTCGCGGGCACCACGACTTTCAGGACCTGCGCGCGCGTGTCGATCTTCTTGACGGCGTCGCCCATCAGGTCGGTCAGGAGTTTGATCGCGTCCTGGCGGATCCCGTGGACGTTCGTGTTCTCAATCTGCCACAGGCAAATCTGGATCCGCCAGTCCTTTGACCCGGCGACGAATCCGCGCGCAGGCAGGCCGCGGACGTAGTCGCGGAGCCTTTTCTGGTACGACCGCTCCTTCTCGTAACGGGCCGGGTCCTGGATCTTGAGTCCGAGCCACCGGCGCGCCGTCCAGTATCCGTACTTTTGTGAGCACTCGTCGAGAAATTGCCGGAGCGTCTGGCCGTTCTGGTCCGTGAACTCATCCAGACGGCCATCGGAAATCACCTTGTCGGTGAGTTCGCTGGTCGCCGCCTGACCGTCCGGGCCCCTGGTGTCGCTGTAGATCATGCTGTCGGTCTGGCCCATGCAGGGCTCGCCGGCTTGGTCGGCCAGGATGCGCGACGCGACCGCTTCGTAACGAGACTTCGCGGTTCCGGGCGGATTGGGCGGACGGGCGACCGATTCACCGACGGGCGGGCTGTCGGTCGGTTCGAGGCTGACGTCGGAACTCAAGAACCATCTCCTTCGGGCCGATCTTCTGGTCCAGGCGACAGAAGAGACCGAGCATCAGGATCCCACCCGTGATCTTGTCCCGGAAGCGCTTGATCGCCGGCAAGGCGCACCACGCTTCGAAGATGGGCACCCACAGGTCATAGCCGAGGCGCGCTGGCGTGAGTCGATGGTTCTCGGGGTAGTGGCCCGAGAGCGACGCGGACCACAGCCGCTCCGCGACAAACGCCGCCGCTTCGTCCAGCGTCACGACGGAGACTCCGACTTCTTCGTCGGCTTGGAGTTGATGTCGTCGATCATCGCCGGCAGAACATGCCGCGCGACGATTTGACCGGCCTGCTCCATGGTCATGGGTCCGGGCTTTTTCGCTATCTTGTCGAAAAGCGCCGTCCGAGCCTTGAAGTTTTCCACCAAGGGAGGCACGAGGCACTCCGCCGCGATCTTGGAGACCGTCGCGAGATCCAGGACGCCGACCTTGTGGAACGCGATCGCGCCGTCCTTCGAGATCGACGCGCGACGGACCTCGAGGTTCCACTCCTCACCGCTGCGCGTCCACGACTGGATCTCGAAGATCCGCAGGCCTGCTTCCTTTTCCTCGTCGCCTTCCAGCCACGCGCGGATGAACTTCGCGCGCTGCGAGGCCGCAAGCAACGCGACCTCCGCCAGCTCGTCGGTCGAGACGACCATGACGACGACGGTCTCGCCCCGGCGAAAGGCCAAGAACAGCGGGCCGGTCAGCGGCTCGACCGTGTAGCCCTGGTCGGTCATGACGTGCCGGGCTCGGTCAAGCGCGCTGTTGTCGGCCATGGCGGCCTCCTACGTGCACAGGATTCGGACCGGGACATCGGACGTCGGGCTCACGATTCCAGCGGTTCCGCCGACCGTGACGGTGGCGAACGAAAGGGCGGTTCCGAAAAGCGTGCCGGCCAACCCCAGCGTGTGGACCGTGCGCTTCGCGGCCTCCGTCATCAGCACGAAGTCGGGCACGCTCGTCCCGATCACCGGGGCCGCCGCATTGTAGAGCTTGGTATACGAGGGGGCCACGTTGGCCGTGTTATCCACGTCCACTTGGAACACCGTCGAGCCGGCGCCGCGGACGTTGTTCTCGCCGGTCGCGTCGGAGTCCAGGTCGGTCACGATCGCGGCGCCGATCGGGTTGGACAGCGGAGTCGTCGTCACGGCCATGCCGGGTGCTCCTTACACGTTCGAACGGACGCGATCCTTCGGCTCGTCGGGCTCCTGCGGGCTCTTCTACTCCGCCGGCGGCTTCGTGTCAAGCCCGGGCCGCGGGTCGTCGCGCAGCAACAACTCCTCACACACCGGGCAAGTCCTCCACCTCGGCGATCGCCACCCGCCGCCCCACGTCATGCCGCACTACGCGCCCGACGACAAGGACGATCTCCCCAACTCGGGTCGGCGCCCACAGCCGGTCACCGCGGTAGACCGGGTCGCCCACCACAGGCTTCCGTCGCTCGACCACGGGCTCTCCGGCAAAACCCGACCGGATCGTCGTCAGCCGAAACTCAACCGTTCGCATCGCCTTCCACTCTCCCGTCAAACCACGCCAAGATAGCCGAAGATCCGCGCCTCCGCTTCGTCCCAAATCCTCACACCCACCCCCGCACCCACACCGACCAAGGCCGCAAACAGCGAGTCACGTCCCCGGTCGCGAACGACTCCTGGTACGCAAGCGCATTGCGCAGCCGGCAACTCACGCCCCGTACTCCCCGTCGTCGTCCCCCTCGACCGCCACCCCAAGAAACATCACCCCACCCTTCTCCGCGTACCGCAACTTCCTCAAGTCCACCTCCCCCGCCTCCTTCATCTTCCCCCGCATCCACCGCACCAGCACCGCCAACACCTTCGGCTTCACCCACACCCGCCGCACCTTCCCGGGCCCGAGGCGCAGGACCTGCCCAAGAACCCACTCCCCGAACGCTTTCACCGCCTCGACGTCCGCCCCGGTCGCCTCCCCCACGGCATCCGCAGCCCACTCGCCAAGCTGATCCTCGAGCCCGCGCCAACGCTCGACCACCTGCCCGGCCCGCGCCGCCCTCTCCACCTCAAAACCCGCAGCGTCCGCCTCGTTCATCGCCCTCAACTGCGCCTGCGTCCGGAAGCGACCCATCGCGCTTACGCTCCGACGCCGTTGCCGACCAGCCGCCCAACCATCGAGAGCAACAGGTCGCGAAAAGGAACGGGCGTGGCATCGCGCCTCTCGTCCCAGGGATCCACGTCGGGCAGCCCGAAGTAGACCCCGTTCGTCTCAACAAACAGCGCAGCGATCACCCTGTCACCTCGCCACCTCAACCGGATCCGCCACCACAACCGAGTACCCCGCCGCCTTCGCCCCAGCCTCCATCAGCATCCGCGCCACCGTCGCCCTCGTCGGTCGCCACCCTCCCTCCCTCCGCTTCTCCCTCTCCGCCTCCAGCACTCGCAGCATCCCCGCGCTCACCCTCACCCCAACCTGCCCCGCATCCCTCTTCTCACTCATCCCCTCTCTCCTCAACAGACGCTACCAATAATAACATTGGGATTGTCCGATGTCAAGGCGAAAGTTGCCGGGATTCGGGCTCCCGGGCAGGCCTCTTCTTCGGAGTCCGGGCGATCGCGGGCCCTGCTCCATGCGCCGGTTCACGGCCGCTTCGATCACCAGCCACCGCGCTGACCTCCTGCGCGGTAAACTTCCTGAAAAAAAAATCAACCGCGTGTGGAGACAATGATGTTACGCGTGGGAGCGGCTGACCTGGTGCCGCCTTTGGACCGCCCCCGGGGGTCTGGGAATGCACGTTTTGTAGTGGAGCCGTGCATTCGCCCGTTCCGGCACCTGGACCTACGGGCTATGTAGCCCGCGCGGCTCCTACTGTGCGGGTGCGCCTGCGGAG